CAAAGAAGAGCATCTTTGTAAGTATGACGCATTAACAACAACTCAAAAATTAAAAAAGTTAACCGCCGAAAAAAATCTTCCAGAAAAATACCACAACAGGGTATGGGAGCTAAAACAACAAAAAACTCTACAAGAAATAGATCAATATAAACCCGACTACAGAATAATAGATATTCTTAAAAAATTAAAATCACAAAACTACAAAATTGCATGCGCAACAAATTCAATAAGAGAGACTTCAAAATTAATGTTAATAAGAAAAGGTTTTTTTGATTACATAGATTTTCTATATTCTAATGAAGATGTAAATAACCCAAAACCTAATGCCGAGATTTACATGAGATGCATGTTGAAGTGCGGAGTTAATCCAGATGAAACAGTAATAATTGAAGATTCTCATATAGGCAGGAAAGGCGCAATAAGGAGCGGAGGTTATTTGTGCGCTGTTAAAAACTCTAAAGACTTGACATTTACCAAACTAAATCATACTATAGTTAGCGCAGAACAGCGATCTAAAATTTCACCAAAATGGCAAGGAGATAAAATGAACGTACTAATACCAATGGCGGGAGCTGGCTCAAGATTTGAGCAGGCCGGATACACTTTTCCCAAACCTCTTATTGATGTTAATGGAAAACCTATGATTCAAAGAGTTGTTGAAAACTTAAATATAGATGCAAGGCATATATTCATTGTACAAAAATCTCATTACGAAAAATATTCATTACAACACACTTTAAATTTAATATCCCCAAATTGCGAAATAGTACAAGTGGAGGGTATGACAGAAGGCGCTGCATGCACAACTCTACTAGCTAAAGAATTTATAGATAATGACGAACCACTTATTCTTGCAAATTCAGATCAATATGTAAAATGGGATAGCAATCAATTTATGTACTCATCTATGGCTGATGATATAGATGGATCTATACTAACATTTCATTCCACTCACCCAAAATGGAGTTATGCAAAATTAAATGAAGATGGATTTGTCACAGAGGTTGCAGAAAAGAAACCTATTAGCGAACACGCAACAGTAGGAATTTATTTTTTTAAAAAGGGTTCAGATTACATTAGATGCGCAGAAAGCATGATTAAGAAAAATATTAGAGTCAATAATGAATTTTATGTATGCCCCGTTTACAACGAAGCCTTACTTGAAGGTGCTAGAGTAAAAACATTTCATATTGATAAAATGTGGGGATTAGGCACTCCAGAAGATTTAGATACATTTTTAAAACATGATATTAGTATCTCATAGAGGAAATATTTCTGGGCCAATCCCAGAAAGAGAGAATCATCCGGACTATATAAAAGAAGCTCTTTCTAAAGGTTACGATGTAGAGGTAGATATATGGGGAGATAAAGAATTATGGCTTGGTCATGACAAGCCTCAATATAAATGCTCTGTTAGTTTCCTTATTAATAATTATCAAAAATTATGGATTCATTGTAAAAACTTAATGGCTATAGATATATTATCTGAGTTTAAAGTTTTGAATTATTTTTGGCATCAAAACGACGACCACACACTAACTTCTAAAAATTTCATATGGACTTACCCCGGAAAACATGTCTGTAATAAAAGTATTTTAGTAGTAGATGACGCTAGAGAATATGCAGGTCCGATTTGTTTTGGTTTGTGTTCTGATTATTTAAAGTGAAATTATCTGATGACCATTTTTTAAATTACTTAAGCCATAACGAACATTTATCGTTAGAGCAAAGAATACGTTATAAATTTTTAAAAAACTACCTTCGGTCAATGGAGGAGTTTACAGACACCTTTTCTATTATAATACAAGGGCCTTTAAATGAACGATCAATTAATACTATTCCAGAATATTTAAACTATGGCGAAGTCATAGTTAGCTGCTGGGAAACGGATGATTTTTCCAAACTTGAAAAATACAAAGATAAAATAAAACTAGTAATAAATAAATATTCCAATATAAATATAAAAAAAAGAAAAACAGGTAGTCAGGCTCCTTGGATTTATCAAAATTATACTACATTAAATGGAATAAAAGCTGCGTCTAAATACTTTTGTATTAAAGTTCGCTCGGACGAAAGCTATCCAGTCTTAGATCCATTTTTAAATAAGCTAAGAGATAATAGAGATACTAAAAATAGCGAAACAGGCTTATATAATCACTACAAAATAGTTACATCTAATATTTATTTTAGATATGATTGGCAAAATAAATTTCATCCATCAGACCATATTATAGGAGGAACAAAATCCAGGATGCTTGAATCTTTCAAACTTTCCACAGCGTATTGCCAACAAGAATTAACTAGATTCCCTGAGCAACTTATTTGCAAAGCGATTATTAATAGTTATTGGGATCCTTATCTAAAAAAACAAGAATCAGCAACGGATAATGAATCTATAGAGTTAATGAAAAAACACTTCGATATAGTTAGAATAAAAAATTTACCTAAACATATATGGACCTCTAGTTATAGGAAATATGATGAGTTATACAGCGAAGAAGATTGGTGTCATGATATAAATTCTATAGACATAAATACTAGGTGAAATAAATACTAGACAAAAATAAATCATGATATATAATCTTTTATCATGAGCATTTCACTTTATAAACCAAACAGTAAAAACACAGGATGCGCCTTTAATTTCAAAATTGGCGTAAACAAAGTAAAAGAGCCGGTAATTTACGCTAGCGCAATTCAACAATATAGCTGGGACGATAGAAAAAAAACCGGCAACTTCTCTGGAAACGGTAGTGATCCAGATAAAAGAATTAACCTTAAATTTACAGAATTTGAAATCGGCGGAATAATTAGTTCTTTTAAGAATAGAAATGAGTTTTCTACATTTCACGCGTTTGAAGAAAACAAAACATCAATTAAATGTACTCCCTGGGATAAAAAAACTAAAGTCAAACAAGGAGATAAAGAGGAGTGGATAGTAATCCCGGCATTTGGAATTAATGTTACCAGAAACGGGAATCAGACTTTCAGGATACCATTAGAGCCTGGAGAAGTGGAAAACCTTCTTGAATTTTTCTCTTTTTACCTTTCTGAACTATATAAACACAGAAGAAGAGAAGAGATTAAAAGACTAAAAGAATCCAAGGGCGGAGGTAATCAAAATCAATCATCAGAAGATAGCGAACAAGCGCCTTTTTAATGAAGAGGAAAAAGGTATTAATTCACAGTAATCACTGTAAAGCTTATACAGGCTTTGGAAAAAATACTAAAAATATATTACTACATTTACATAAAACAGGTAAGTATGATTTAGTTGAATTCTCTAATGGAATGAGATGGGGAGATCCTTCTTTAAAACTATTACCATGGAAAACCGAAGGTTCTCTACCGAGTGACACAGTCACTTTACAGAAAATGAATCAAGATCAAGCTCTAGCTAGAAATGCTGGTTATGGAGGTCAAACTATTGATAAAATCATAGAAAGGGAAAAGCCTGATGCTTACATAGGTATTGAAGACATATGGGCTTTCTCTGGATATACCGATAAAAAATGGTGGAATAATATAAACTGTATGATATGGACTACTTTAGACAGTTTACCCATATTACCCGAAGCGGTCAAGAATGCTAACAAAATAAAAAACTATTACACCTGGTCATCTTTTGCATCTAAAGAATTAAATAGATTAGGACACAAACACGTAGACACATTACATGGAGCTATAGACACCACTAATTTTTTCAAATTTAAAAGCGATGAAAAAATTAAATTAAGATCAAGACTTAAAATAGATAAAGATGATTTCATTATTGGATTTGTTTTCAGAAATCAGTTAAGGAAAAGCGTTCCAAACTTATTAGAGGGTTACAAAATATTTTGCGAAAAAAATCCAGAATGTTCGGCTAAATTATTATTACATACTCATTGGAAGGAAGGTTGGGATATACCTAGATTGATAAACGAAAAGGGTATAAACCCTAAAAACGTTTTAACAACATATGTTTGTGCGCATTGTAAAAATTTTGAAATCAAACCTTACGAAGAAGAAAAGAAAGATTGCGGTTTATGTGGTGCAGAGAAAACCCAAGTAACCCCAAACACTAGGCTAGGAGTTACTGAAGAACAGCTCAATGAGATTTACAACCTGATGAATGTTTATTGCCATCCTTTTACCAGCGGAGGTCAAGAAATACCCATACAGGAGGCGAAACTTGTAGAACTTGTAACTTTAGTAACTAATTATAGTTGCGGTGAAGATTGCTGCACAGAGGATAGTGCTGGACTACCTCTCAGTTGGTCAGAATATAGAGAGCCAGGCACTCAGTTTATCAAGGCTAGTACAAATCCAGAAAGTATCGCAAGTCAGTTAAAAAAAGTTTACAGCATGAAAGACTCTAAACTCAAACTCCTAGGTAAACAAGCTCGCGACTTTGTGATAAAAAACTATGGTATAGAGGCTATAGGTAAAAAATTAGAATCTATCATAGATAACATGCCTGAAGTAAATTGGGATTATGATTTTAAACCTATTGAAAAAAACCCAAACTATATTCCACCTGAAATAAAAAACGACGACGATTTTATAAAAGATATATATAAAAATATATTACAATTAGACGTAAACGAATCAGATGAAGGATTTAAACACTGGAAGAATAGACTATCCACCGATATGGATAGACATGGAGTATTGAAACATTTTCAACAAGTAGCTAAAAAAGAAAATAAAAAGCAGGAAAAAATAGATTTTACTGATATTTTAGATAAAGAAGACGAAGGGAATAGAATTTTATTTTCAATGCCTCAAAGTATAGGTGATATCTACATGTCTACATCTTTATTAAAAAATATAAAAGAACTATACCCAAACTATAATATTTATTATGCAACAAAGCCTGAATACTTTGAAATATTAGAGGGAAACCCTTATATTCATAAAGTAATTCCTTACAGTAAATCTTTAGATAGCTTACCAGCTATGGAAGGACAAGGCAACCATAAAGGTTTTTTTGAGATAGCTTTTCTTCCTTTTATCGGAACTCAAAAAATGTTAAATTACATTCACAATGGAAAAGATAAAATACAATTCGAATTATGCACTTAATAGAACAATATGCACTTTCATGTGGGGTTAAAATAGATAAACCCTTTATCGAGACTTCTTTTTTTCCTTCTCCATTTAATAAATATATTACAATTCATGCTAGTAGCGGAATGGATTCGAAAAATTACGACTACTATAATGATGTGATAGAAATGATATTGCCCTTTTTAAAAAAAGAAGATATACATTTGGTGCAGATAGGCGGAAAAGACGACATAAAATTGAATCACTGCGAGCATTTAAATGGAGCGACAACAATAAGACAAACAGCTTACATAATAGAAAAAAGCTTATTACATTTTGGCAACGATTCATTTTCTACTCACGTAGCGTCTGGTTTTAATAAAAAAATAGTTTCGCTATACAGCATATTATATAAAGAATGTTGTGGGCCTTATTGGGGAGATAAGAAAAATCATATACTACTAGAGTCTCACAGAAAAGGTTTAAAACCTTCTTTTTCTAATAAAGAATTACCTAAAATGGTAAACTTAATAAAACCAGAAGATATTGCCAGAGGAGTATTGGATTTATTAGATATACCTCATAATTTAAATAATATAGAAACAATTCATATAGGCTCAGAATACCATCTCCCATCTTTATCTGTTATCCCAAACCACGTCATGCCGGCAACATTCGCACAAGGTCAACCAATAAACATTTGGGGGCACGAATTTTTTGACGAATCAAATATAGTAGAATGGGCATATAATAGAAAATGTAATATTTTTCTTAATCAACCAATGTCGGTAAAATATTTAGATGTTATCAGACATAATATAAATCAAATTAATTATTTCGTAAATAAAGACACGGACCCAAAATACTTTAAAACACTAGAGCGAGGTGGAGTTAAATTTAAACTATTATGCGAAAATGAAAACGATTTAAATGAACTAAGATTACATTTTTTCGATTGGGAAATACATGCCCACAAAAAAACAACAAAAAAAGATCTTGACAATATAGATAAAGTCTGCGATAATACTCGTTATAAAAGTCAAATTAAAGTAATATCAAACGCAAAAATATATAATAGTAAAGCTGCATGGAAAGAAAATGAACAAAACAGCGACACAATTATCGACACACCAGAATTCTGGGAACAAATTAAATCATTTAAACTTTACAACGAAAAATAATATGTCAACAAAAACAACCGCAGATAATTCAGTTACATACGAATCTCAAGCAACCATAAAATCTTCCAAAAAATCTATCCCCGAAAAATATAAAAATGGCCCAGGTCGTTTTTGTAGAAATGAATTCGGACTACTAAATGAAGTAGATTATGAATTTGATGAAGATGGTTCGGTAAACTGGAGGTCCATGATTAAAGATGAACATTTATTTCCTAATAAGTCATGGTTTGATTTACGTAAAAAAGATGTACCGCGAACAATTGATGGGCTAAAAGATCATCAGCTACTCATTAAGCTTTCAGGAATTAAAGAGCTCGCTAAGCTAAGAGGCTTCTCAGATGTATCTTATGAAGTCGTGAAATGTCAAGCAGACCACGTTGCAGTTATTTGTAGGGTTACATTTTTACCTAATTATGAAACTGGAGGCAAAGCAGTCACTTTTCAAGACATGGCAAATGCAACGTTAAATAATACAAGTAGTTTTGCAACTAAATTTTTAGAGACCATTGCATGTAATCGTGCGTTTGTTCGTTGTGTTAGAAATTTTCTCAATGTCCATATTGTAGGCGATGATGAGATAGATAAATCATCCAACAATAATAATGCTCAAGTTAATATATCAGCCACATTAACTCCTTATTCAATGATCGAAAACTTAGCTAAGGATAAATTAAATTGCGGAAATTTCGAAGAGTTTAAAGTAGTACTTCGTGATTGGTGGGCTTCAGGAAAATATAAAAATGATGAAGTCAAAAACTGGAATGATTATTCAGATATTCCTGCAACGCAAGCAAGAATACTAATGAAAGTCATGAATGAATAAAATTTAAAAATCAAACGCAGTTCACCGTATCATTAAGTTTATTCTTAATTCAGCCTATCATTGCGTTTAATTTTCTAGTTTAGATATTCTTTCCTCTAAAGATTCTATTATTTTTTGTTGTTCTTTTATTGCTCCTACCAATAACGAAGTTACTCGATCGTATTTTACTGCTTTAAATCCATTTTCTCTAGTAGTTACTATTTCAGGAGCTACCTCTTCAACCTGTTGAGCGATAAGTCCTATATCGTGACCAGAATAAACTTCTTGATTATCGTTCCAATTAAATTCTACAGCATCCAAAGATAATACTTTATTTAAAGGATTTTCTATTAATGTGATATCATCTTTTAGTCTTTCGTCGGAAGAAGTAAATGCAACAACATCGCCATTTACATGTAAGCCATTAAAACAACCAACATAAAAAGCGTCAGTTAAATCGGCAGTAGTAAAACTTCCTATAATATGAGTATTAACTTTATCTTCAATTTTATTTCCATATCCTTGTATAATAGAACACCCTCTTGAATTTTTAATAATATTATTTTGTCCGGCTAATATTGCATTAATTCCGTCATACCCACCTCCAAACAAGCTAGAATCTGACGGAGGCAAAGGGTTATTACTTAAATTTTTCTCAGGACTTCTTAAATCAGGATTGTCAGTGGTTATATCAGGAATACTCATAATAATATATTATTGTTAGTGTTAGTATCGTTTGAATAATATTTTCCAGCAAAGTCTGGATAGGTAGCTTGATTCCAAATAAACATCCATGATCTACTTTGGCTCCAAATCCAATGACCTTGACTATTGTAAGAGTTACTAACATAAAAAAATCCGTTATATATGCTATTTGTTAATACTCCAGTGACCCAATAATTACTTTCAGCCCCTTCATTAAAAGTAGGTATAACATATAAAGTGACTGGAACATTATTATAAAATGCATATTCAACATTAATGAAAAAACCTTGCTTCGAAATTTCATCGCCTCTTAATATTTGCTCTTGGATTTGAACTATCGCTCCGAATTTAGAATTATTTATGGTATAATGATAACCACTCGAAGAAGCTGCACTTGCTATTACAGCGTCAGTACCGTTTCTACCTAAAAGATAGGAGCTTAAAGGAAATCTTTTAGAATCAAGTACAACTTTTCTCTGGCTTGAATTATATATATTATCAACATATGAGCCAAAGCTAATAACTGGTGGATCATACTCTATGCTATTATATTTTCCTGCGATTATACTTTGGCTACTACCTCCGTCAATTGAATTACTAACTCCCGCCCCGATTATATTTCCTCCCGCATTACCACTAACAAACTGAGGCATTTCATTATTATACCCCGCGCCGACAAAAGAAAAGTTATCTCCAACATTATTATTAAAACCTCCAGCTACTGTAGAGAATCTTCCGGTTATATCATTATATGCTCCACCAATAATCGCAGAAGCTAATCCGTGATATCCGCCATAACCAGTAATAAAATTATCATAACCACCTCCAATGAATGTTGCGTTTTCTCCATCTAAACTATTAAATCCAATACTAGAACCTCCAGCTGCGGAGTCCAGACCGTTCAATATAAGAGACCCTTTTAATTCTATTCTATTTTCTTGCCCATTAAATCTAATGTAAGAGTCTGAACCACCTATATCAAACTTAGGATTTGGCAAGCCATTTTCTTTTTCATTACCTATAAAAAATCCCGTAACGCCGTTTCCGTACTCTTTACCAACAGTTTTAATAATTCCGCCATGTCCAACATATTGATTATTGGAATTAACATCCCCCTCTCCCATAGTAAGAGTATGAGTGATTGCAGTGTCTTGAGCTAACAATATATCAGTTGCAACCATATCAAATTGAGCATCAAACTCTTGCCAATCGTTATTAGAAGAAGAAGGGGTGCTGCTAGTGGTTTCGGCTAAAGCCATCCAATATCCATTGCCATAAAATACTACATCCCCTCTTAAAGATTCTTCCGTTGCTCCCTGATAAGTTTTACTTGAATCAAATTCTCCTCTAAAAACTATACCCGCACCCTTATTTCCTTTTCGCCCATCAAAACTTAAAGATAGATTTTGTTCAACTGTGAAAGTGCGCACTCCGCCGTCATGATCACGTGTTGTTACATTGTAAGTAACTTTAGCTTTACTATTCGATTCGGAGCTCCATCCACTTAATTTTGTTCGAAAGCTCTGATTAACTGGTGGCATAATGGATATAGTACAATTATTAGTTGAGGTTGTTACATAATACTCACCATTTTGACTCCCACTTGTTCCTCCATATTCAAGAGAGTCGGTTCCCTCGAATACTGTTAATATATTTTCTGTTGTATTTAAATTCGCAACTGTATTTATTTGACTCAATCCACCTTTTTGTCCATTAGCGTCTGTACCTACGGTTATAGTAACAAACTCTTGGCTTTGAAGTATCGTTATGCCATTAGATCCTTCTTTTAATTTACTAATAGTTATTTTATCTGTGGATTTTTTCACAAACGATGACCCAACATTAAAAGAGTCGTAAGCTTCAACCTCTATGACTGTAGGCAAGTCGCTGGAAGTGTAAGAGCTTGGAACAGTAAAACCATAAGTGTTATCACGGCTCATATTTTGCACTATAGTGTTATCTCTTTTAAATATAAAATGTGGAGTATGATAATAAAAACCTCCAGCTTCAGCACTTACTGTTACCGTGCCGGCATGAGGATTTGAACCTAAAGAATTATATTGAATAGCTTGAGGTTGTGCGGTAAGATCAAGAGTTCTTCCAGCAGAACCTTCTTTTATTTTACTAAAAGTATATAATCTCTCAAACTCAATAGGACCAAGATCAGCCCTTGTTGAACCCGCTTTATAATGATTATCTTGAAGAGTTATTTTTAAAAAGCCAGTAGTTAAATCATCTGGTAAACTTGTAATTTCTATATTTAATTGATCAGATGAATTTTTAGTAGCGCTATATGATATACCGCCATCACTTTTCTCTATGCTTTTACAAGAATATGTACCGGTTTGATTAGATCCAGAAAGATATTCATAAGATTGATAACCCTTCATGAATACAGTATTAGTAGAAAATCCTTGGTAATCAGTACTATGAACTTTATTATTTTCGTCAGAAGGAAATGAAACGTTTTCGTTATCTAAAAATACTGTATATGAGTCTTTTCCTGGAAGCGATCCATATATAGTTACAAAATCACTAGCAATAACATTAGTATTATATATTCCACTAATTTCAACATGAGCAAGAAATGGAGTATCATCATATTCATTAAATTTAAGATCTAAATTATTTATAGTATGACTAGTATTATCTTGTTGATTAGCTATCTCTACTAAATTATCTAAATCCTTACCAGTAGAAAATATATAATGCAATGAACCATATGTATTATATGGAATAGCTTTTAATGATAGTGTTTTATTATTGTCCTCAAACTCTCTATCGTAATTATATTTATAAACTTGTTGAGCAGCATCTAATTCAACATATATAGAAGCTGCGCCGTCTGCAATAAAGTTAACAGAAATTGACCTCTCAGTAGAAGTTTTTTCTCCAGAAGCAGATATTAAAATTGTATTACATGTATTAGGTAATGTAGAATTAATTATATGATCAAATCCGGTGACACTAAATTCTGCTCTTGCCTGCTTAACAAATCCATTTGTAAAATCCGAAGCTGGATCATATGTAAATCCACTAATATCATATTTTCCATTTGAATCGCGATCATCGTAACCAAATATTGGAATTATATTTCCACCAACAAATACTTTATCAGCTCTAAATCTAACCTCATCAGATTCAATAGAGCTATTTTGAAATCTAGCAATAATATCACAAATATCATTATCATCTTCAGGTATATAGGTTCCATCTGATTGCTCAACATAAAAAAACGAATTAGGTTCAGCGGTCATATCTGGAAACGTATATTCTTTATCGTCTTCAGTTCTTAATTTTCCGGCAAGAGTTAATACCCCATTATCAAAATATAATCTACCATCGTCTCCTGCGAATACAAAACTTCCATCCCCGCTTATGGCAAAACCTTTTTGTTGATCCCCGACAGTTGGAGCTAAACCAGAAAAACCTACACTTCTTATTTGCCCAGTTCCGCCTATTTGGATATCCTGACTTCGTACTTCTGCAGATCTAATTTTATCTGCAGTTAATGTATGGATTTTAGCGCTCGTTATGGCTGCTTCTCTTATATGAGCGGTTCCTATTGATGCATTTGCAAAAGCGTGCCACATAGGAGTAGCGGTACCTGCAGCATTACGAGCAATAATAAAATCATGCTCTTCTCCCAATAAAGAGGGTTTTAAGTTATTATTATAAGGGTCTCCATTTAATTCTGTAGTGTCTCCCTCTCCTGCAGGATGATATTTCGATGTATTATAATTACCACTGTATACAATATTTCGAAGAGGATTATTTATACTACTATTTAAAGGGCCTCCCCCAGCACCAGTTAGTCCTAAATGTCCACTCTGTACACTTGTGAGTGGAGTTACATCATATCCATGAGTAGCTTGTTTACCTGTCGCGCTCCAATATACATACGGTTCATCAGTATCAGCGAATCCTTCTCCTATTACATAACCAGTTCCATTGTAATAAACAAAATGTCTATCCCAGCTAATTTGGTTTGCTGATGGATAATTATCAAAGAAAGGGTCGTTAGGGACTAAAGCTAAAACATTAGGGAATGAATCTGTCAAGTTTTGTTCGAAATCGGCGAGGTCAGTTGTTTTTGCTTGACCCAAGATTAACTCAAGCCCCTTCACGTCATCTGTACTCAAATTAGCAGCTCCAGTAAATGGACCTTTATTTCCAACTTGATCTACTGGCCTAACCCAAAAATATCTTTTATCATTTATTCCTCCTTTATGAGTGATTTGAGATAATTGAGAAATTGCCGGACTATTTAATATATTAGTTGCATTTGTAATTCCACTTCCAGGGTCTTGAAGTTCTGGAGGTATAGGACCAACACTACTTAATTCTTGTCCAATTCTATTAAATCCTGTATTAGACGCCTGAGTTAAATTAACATTTAATGTACCAAAATGCAAATAATCATCTTCTGATTCCCAAATTTCATAATATTTAACATCGTCAGGAACAATATCTAATCTTCCTACGCTATAATTTGGCGCTGCCCAGTTAAGAAAATAGTTTTCAAATGCAGTATCTCCACTGAAATCTATAACAGGCCCAGGAACTAAATTTTTAAGAATATTTTCAGATATAGGACCAGCAGGAATACTTGGATCTTGACTACTATATCCCTTGGGATATATCTTAATAAGGTCTAAGGCTCCTTGATTATTTTCTAAATTATATACATCACCACTACCAAAAGCATCGAAAGGTAATATCTTGTAATAGTAGCCAGTAATTTCATCATTTATAGGAGGAGAATCAACAATAGTAGTTATATTTTCTCCAAAAGTAGAGTCTCCAGCTCCTAAATTTATTTTAACCAAGGGAGAATCTATTTCTTGCCCACCAACATTTATCTTACCGACTTTATCTATAGCGAATCCACGATCATCATATATGCTAAAATTAGGTTGAGTAGATCTATACAAATGAACTTTAGTGGTAGATTCTTGAGCTCCAAAAGCATAATTAAAATTAAATTTAACTTTAGTTACTTCGCTAAATGGATCTACATTAAAACCGTTAGCTAAAATACTAGGCTCATAATTTTGTCCGATAATCTTTTCTTTTTGAATTATTTCTCCATAATTATCCAATATCGCGACCTCTAAACCAACCGATCTTTTTCCGCTCTGAGGAATACCTATATGTTTAAATACTATATCATCATATTTAGTATCTCTTTCCCATATAGGCATCCAGTGAGAATTTATATAATTAATATCATCAACACCCCCAGCATCAGTTGTAGCAAAGATAGGTTGTCCGGTCGGATTATTTTGTAAAGCTTTATAAACAATATCTTCACTATATACAAGATCATTAGCATTATAATTCGCAAACTCATCATAAAACGAAACTTGTAATTGAAATTTATCGGAAACTTCTGGAGTCTGCTCTTCCCAATTAGCAGAATCTATAGATGGGTCGATAGTAATAGGTGAAGATATATTTGCTTTTGCTTTGAACACAGAATCCTTATAGTCTACCCCTTCAGTGGCGACTCTCCAGAAATCGCTTTCTATACTAGGAGTTATAGCATTACCAATAGATTGAGATCTTAAAGCTATATAAGCTTCTCCGCTATACAAAACAACAGAATCTTGCTCATATCTTATATTTTCTTCAAAAATTGAGACATTAGATTTGGGTGAAGTAATTATGTCTCCAGAGTTATATGAATCATATTCATTAAAAAATCCATTAGTATATTCTGGACCAGAGTTTTGAGTTGATTTATAAACATTACCCCCATAACTTACTGCATCCGAGTGAGGAGTAGAACTTCTATAAATATAATTCTTAGCAGAATCCCACTCAGAGTAAGAAGGTCTAATAAAAGGAGTTGATATACTATTTTGCGATTTTATTTCAAATAAACCTAAGTTAGTAGTTGCATTTTTAGGTCCAGAATCAGGAGAGTAAACAGTCGAAGAGCTAAAATCATAAGCGTCAGAAGGAAATCCTCCGGCTTTATAAATTGCGTTATTTATTTCTCTGGTATATTCATAATTGTTAAATACTTTAGCGTTATGCAGACCTTCTACTTTTTCTTTTTCGCCTTGAGCATTTAATGCGGCGGATGAAGCTTCATCTCCAACGGTTATTCCAGATAAAAACAATTCGGTATCTGCATCAAATAAAGAGCCGCTAATACCTAATAAAGATGGAACATCTGATTCAGTAAATATAAATTTTCTTTCAGATAAATCAACGGAATTCCCGTCATTATCAACTAAGTCCCAATCAAATATTAAATCACTATCTCTTTCTCTAAATCTTAAATTATCTATTCTAATCAAAGAAGTAAAATCCCGCAAAGGGCCTTCTTCATGTAATCCAGTTATTGTTAGATTATAATTTTTCCCAGGGCCAAAACTATCATTAGCTTCAAATCCATAATAATAAGAATAACCAAATACCTGCATCTGCTCGTGATTGTTTTCAGTAGCAGTTTCCTCTATGTATTTAAAGTCAAAAGGTTCTTCTAATTGATTCCAATAATTAGAGTTTGCAGGGCTTTTAGATAAACTTGCTGTATGAGTAACTTTAGCTTCATAAACTAGTCCGTCAGAATGAAGAACAGTTTGATTCCTTTCATATACTTTATTAGGAATATTCCTCCATGGGCTCGCATTTCTTAGATTAGTATAATAGTAAAAATTATCATGAATACTATCACTAGAAAATAGATTTTTTTCTGATGGTATAGCAATCCCGCTTATTTTCACAAAGGAAAAATCGTTATCTACAGAAGACCAAGAAAAAGAAGTGCTAGAGCCCCTCATTGAATGAGAAAATGAATTTATAGTTGGCTCGTAATTTATTCCCGTAAGTATACCCGTGCAAGTCCTCCCAAAAGAATCGTAAGCTACAATTTCAAACGAATTAACTCTCTCCAAATCTAAATCGATAAAAGAAGCTGGATCTATATCTAATTCAAAATTTCTGTAAAAACTTAAAGCTTGCGCAGGCTCAGATGAATTAAGTTTTACCTGAAGAGCCTCAGAATCATTTAATATTGAATTACTAACAACTAAACCATTCACTCCCCTTTTAATTGTAACTTCAAAATGGTCAAAAAAATCATCATTAAGCAATTCTGAACTTAAAGATGAACCTTCTTGAGCATGACCTACAGGAGGAATTAATTCCCACTGAATTTTACTTTTTTTTCCAAGAAATTCCGATTGACTTGCTAATAGATCCCCTTCTTCTTGTGGGATTATTTGATCAACAATATTATTCTGACTAGCAGGGGGAAGATCTGCGATACGTAAGTTATTAAAAGTAAATGTTCCATCGAAATTTGGCGGACTAATAGTAATCCTTTCTTGTATAAATTCAGAACGAATACCTATATTACTTATAGCATAAACCCTAACATCAAATACTCCATAATTACCTTTTAAAGGTATAGTTTTTCTAACAGTATTATTTGAAGATCCTCGATCATTATTTATTAAAGAACTTCCAACCCCAAGATTATATTGAAAAGAATAATTATCAGAAGTACCAACAACCTCATATGCTGCATCCAAATCTTCAATGTCGAACTTTATTCCTAGAGTTGTTGTGGCCATTATATTAAATAGTTAAATCAGTTAACACTAAATTTTCCGGAGGTTCCGGTAAAGACATATCCGCTTGAGGCGGAATAGGTAGGGCAGGCATTTTAATTGATAAATTTTTATCCACAGAATCAAATTTTGAGTCATTATACTCCATACCATTCACTTCGAATTTTCTATCCTCAACTTCTTTCACAGAAAGAACTCTAAATAATTGAGACTCAAAAGATCTAAATAATCTATTTTGAATAGATTCTATATATTCTACACTCCCTTTATCGTTAATTGTCACATCAAAAATTAAATATGCATTATGAGAATCAATTAGTTCGATTTCATCATTGCTAATAAAAATAATATTCCAAGTTTTATTAATTACATTATCATCTAAATTAGAAGAGCTTGAGTCAAAATCTCTTATAGTAATTTTATTGTTTTTAAAAAAATCTAAACCGTGCCCTGATTCAAATTTTATTCTTAAAGCGTCCATGTTAGTAACATCATTATTTAACGATGAAACTTTTTCCCAATCACTTATAACTGCTGAATGATAAGCGGGATTTCTCTGTACATCTTGCAAAGTTAATTCTGCTTCCACCTCTGAGGGGGTTACTCCTAAAAATTGTTGAATCTGAGAACTACCCATATTTGCTTTAGATGTAATCCAAAAACCGGAAGAAGCAGCAGCGTGCAAAATTGAAAAATCTCCTCCATCAGGAATGCTATAAATATCATTTTTTGAATAGTTATGGTTCTCTTGAAATACAAAAAACATTAACGGAGAAAAATTAGAACCTGTTTGTAAAAACTTTACATATATCCATTTTTGATCATTACTAGACCACCAGTATTGATTATATAAATTATTAGTGGTAGACACCCACCCAAATTCCGCAGACCAAAACCAAAAAAATTCATTATCATCATTTCTTGAATAATTCATTGATCCAACATAAATCCATCCTAACGAAGCAGAAAATATAAAACCATTATCGCTTGGTATATTAACAGTTCCAAACATTAAAGATTCATACCAATTAGTTTCAATTTCTGAAGTGAAGATAAAATAGTTTTCTAAATCGTTTGGGTTATGAGTCGCTTGCTCTGTAATTTCTGATCCAAAAATTCCTTGTAAAGAGTATGATGCTCCAATTTCTATTTGATCAATATATCTTTGCGTAAAACTTTGGCTTTCTACAGCAAAGTAATGAAGTCCACCTGTATTAGAAAACTGGTCTCGTCCACGGTCTGAGATATTTATATGATCACCATTTAATGTCAAAGCTACTTGAAATGTATGTAATCCAGCATTAACAACAAAATAAGAAGAAGATCCAACTCTAAGTTTATCTAGACCAGCGGGTAATAATCCAGAGGAAATGAATCTAACTCGATCTCCGTTTTCTAAATTATGATTGTATGCCTTAATAACATTTTTATTTAAATCAACAGAAAAAGGAACTTTAACCATTAGATTAGATAAAATTGTTTTTTGTCCTTGAGGTCCAAATTTATTAATATTTTCATTAACTCCTATACTAGCCTGAAACTTAATAAATTGAGGTGTATTATAACTTTCAATTTCAGCATCTTGATCTTCGGAAGATTTATGTGAAGAAGCTCTTCCGTCTATGATTTTATCAGTCAGAAAAGGAAGTCCTACATTTACTGAAAACTCAACTTTATTTATGGAAACAAAGTCTTTTGCAGATTTATCTATCAAAATATATGGAGACTCACCTTCAAACGAAGATATATCCAAAACCCTACCACTCATATTCTTACCAGCTCTATTTTCATCAGACACTTCGAAGATTGCGCCAGGATACAAATAAGAACCTTCTTCAGAGGTAGTAAAGCTTATTTTTTCATTTTCTAATTGAGACGAGTACAAAACCCATCTAGCTAATCTTCTAGCTTGAGTTTCAGAGGTTATTCCTAAACCCATAACCTCATTTTCTTGATATCCATAAACCCTCATAGCTGCAGAATCTTCTTCATATACTAAATCTGGCTTATAGTTTTTATTTTTATTATTAAACCGAACTAAACAAGATGTAAATTTTTTATTTTTATCCATACCAGAATACATAAATCCAGTCTCTCGATCTATATTTGAATTATTAAATAAAATAATTGGATCTTTTTGGCTGTCCTGTATAGTTAAAATTTTACCAAAATCATACCCAATAATTCCTCTGAATACAGAAGCTAAATTGTTCATAACCGTCAAAGCCTCGCCTCTTTCGTGGAGATATGTGCTGCATGTAAACCGTGGTTCTATAACAGGATAGTTTTTTTGTAGGCAGGCAGCGCCTAACGTTCTTCTTTTTCCATTTATTGAAAAAGTCGAAGGTATTTCTTCTAGCGATGGGCCAAATACAGTAATACTTTTTTTTGCTGGATTAGACTCTTTTAAAACTCTTTCTTCGATAACTATTTCTCCTCTACGAACACATGAATTCTTTCTTACTAACTGCCTGGCATTAGTTTGTTGCATAGTTGATTCTGAAAAATTATGTTGATACATAAAAATAGCTACTTTAAGACCTTGAAATTCAACACCTTCACCAAAATCTTTCCTAAATTCGCCTTCAGAATAAGAGGTGTATTCAACATCACTACCATTAGAGTTATAAAAACCGTTTTGATGAAAGCTAATTTCAAAACTTCCCTCTTCTCCATCTCCTTCTTGATTAGATATATTGTTATTTGTAACACACGACCGAGGGGAAAAAGTTAATGTTTCGGGAGGGTGTCTAGTTTCAACCAGTTCGTCACAATATTTTGCGGCTTTATATAATTGCCATTTATCTATATTATATTCCTCTAAACCATATTTCCCCAATCCATATCTAGGATTTTGTACTAAATCATAAAATATCCAAGCAGGGTTGTCTGTCCAATATCTAAATTCGTCAGAAATATCATTAACAGAACTTCCATCAATAGTTTGACCTTTAAAAAATCCATTCCAAGGACCCTTATATTTCCTAGATATAGGATCGTAATTTGAAGGGATTAATACTTTCTTTAATTTTAAATGATACGCCCTAGAAGGTAGTTGACTAAAATTTTTACTATCAAATTTTATTTTACATAAAGCGCTATGAGGGTAGCTTAATTTAATTGAGGATCTTTCTTGTACATCAGAAACTTGCAAAAGCCTTTGTTTTCCTATTCCTCCTACAGAATCCAATCGACTTTTATTGTCTTCATCGTCAGTAGAATCATATTGCCCCCCACCTGTTTTAAGCGCAGGGTCATATTCTGAGCTTAATTTCACAACAGTTATAATTGTAGACCCCTGCATCGCATTATAATTTTCTTCTGGATCAAATTCTATTTCAATATCAAATTTATAAGGAGATGAAGCAATACCCTCTATTATAAAGAAATTATCTCTCGAGATACTTAATCCTACATTAGAAGAGTCGCCATTTCCTTGGTCTGGCAATGATTTCACCCATGGATTAAAAACGCTACCAAGACTTAGAAGGTCATCTCTAGAAAGATCATCCGCAAGCTTAGCAAACGGGCCTCTCGAACTTAATGAGGATTCTTTTTTCATATCGACCAAGCCATCAACCTCTTCGGTATTTTTCCATTTTAAATAAATGTCCAATTCTTCATTAGTTATCGGACTGCCGTTTACATAAGCAAGGCCTGCTCTAATTCGACCTTCAGGTGTGTTGAGTCGATTTGATTTAGAGAAACCTTTTCCTAAAGAAATTTTCGACGATTTAGCTGAAGAATTTATATAATTAGCGACTTTCACATAAGTATTTTTTTCCTCTGCAAATTCCGCAGCCCTTTGCGATTCTTCTATTCGTTCAATTTCTTGTTGTTTTCTCATCTCAGCATAATTTAATTCAACAATATCTCCCTCCTTGTCATAAAATTTTAGACTTATAACTCCCGATGAAAGATCTAATATATTAACAGGGCTTCCTTTTTTAGATATATAAACAGAGAATCTGCAAGAATTTCTTAAAGTATTACCTTGATCGTCGCTTTGAGAAAGCTGCACGGCCATAGTGATAATGCATTTATTTATAAATTGATTTCTTATTGCGTGAGTAAATTTTTTAGCTCCATTATTTACAGCGTCTTGAGCGAAAGTGTATTCTGATTTTTTCTCACCATTATCATATGGACTTGCACCATAAAGAAGAGTGTCATATTCGATTACATATGACACCTCATCAGTCATTATTTTATACTCATAATCATTGCCGTAAGATATTTCTGGCATTTCTTCCTCTTCATTAAGAACGAAATTAAAGCTGCCTTCCTCAAGGGAGCTTGTAGCAATTGTTTTTCTTCCAAATCCCTTCCTTTTTTTTCTTGTAGATGTAGTAAAAGTTGATGGATTTTTTACAGGCACTCCATTAAGAAAAATTCCTTCGCGAATATCATTCCCACTTATAGCTCCTCCAGCTTGACTCACAAACCCTTCAATAGGGCCTTCGGATAATAAATCTATATATTCTACATTAGTATAAGACTCCAAAGACAGATCGCTTTTGCTATTCGATTTAAGAATATGCGTACTTTTTTTTGCATCTATAGTAGTAGACCCAACTTGTAGCCTCCCATAACCTAAAGGAACAGGAATACCTTGAGCCGTTTTATTCTGAGAGGATGAAAGCAAATATGATTTTGTTGAAATTTGCTTTCCTGGTTTAGGTGGCTCAGGGGGCTTAAATAGAGCTTGCATCACAAAACTGATTGCAACACTTACTGCGATAGCTTTTATAAATCCTGCCGCAGTAAAACCTCCTGCTGCTCCTGCTCCTGCACCAAGACCCATCGCAGAACCTAAAGTGCCAAGACCAGTCATTAATGCGGAGCCGATTCCAACTGCAGCAGTAGCAACGGCTGATGCAAATCCTACAATAGCGCTTACTACAAATCCTCCTTGAATTGCGCAAACTAAATGAATCTCTTTATTTTTGTATTTCATTTCAAAATCTTTGGGCAAAACAACATCTTCAGGGGATATACTTTCCTTATTTTTAGGCTCGTACTTTGAGAGCATAATATACTCAGTTCCTTCCGACTTTAATTTATACATATGCTCAAAAAACCCGTCCAGATTACATTCTAGAGCCCACATAAGCTCAGGGATAGTTTTTGCGTCAACCTCTAATTTATGCACAAACTTCTTACCTAAATCTCCATGTAAATAAACCGTCTTCATCCTTATACCTTAAGCTTATTACACTAATTATTTAAAAAATAAAAACTATCATCAATAACTCCATAAATTAAAAAAGGGATGTCAATTTGCTTCTGGAAGATGATATCAGTTCTTGATGGTTTACACGTTCCTATCACATGAGAATGATAAATACATGAAACATCTTTTTCAATTAATAATATTGGATTTATAAAAAAATGATATTTCGGTTTTTTACTTAAATTTTTACAATAATAAACTTCCCCATTCTCAATAAAGCCGCATACTTCTTCATTCAAATTTTGTAAAGCGTATTCTTTAATTTTTTCCTTAATCTCTTTTGAAATTATCATCCCTCAATTGGAAATCTTTCTGTGCCAGGAAAACCTCCAAACGGAAGAGAATTATTTTTTGATTTATTGTATTCTTGTAATTCTTTGCCAAACCTTAGTTGACAAGCATCTAAAGTCTTACGGCATTCGTCTTTTATCCAGTAATCGTTATCAATAAAAGGGTGATGCTCTTTAGCGATTTCGTGTGCTTGAACACATACAAAAACATTAGGGGTTGTCCTGTAAGGGTTATTAGAGCCTTTTCCTATAATTTTTACTATATCTCCCAAGGAATAGCCATTTATATTTTGTGGGTTACCATTTTTGCCATATCGATTCCACTCGGGAATATCATTAAAACTCAAACTACTATCAATACTTCCTCCCGCTCCTGCTTTATTTTTGTTTTTAGCAAAACCAGCTATTAAGCTAGTTTCGTCCGAAGCCTCTATAGGAAGTCCTTTGTACCCACAACCTATACTGCACCTATATTTCCAAGTACAATAAGCAGACAAAACAGTTCTTGCAGGAACAAATGCGTTTTCGAGTTCTAAAGCAGAAACTAATTCAAGTTCAATTAAGTTTTTAGCATCTAATATTTTTTTATTCACAAAAAATATATCATCAGGAAAATGAGCGTCAGCATCAGGAGAGCCAAAATGATTATCTCCGGCATCATTGGTGTTTCTGTTGAGATAATTTTCTGCATCCAAAAATCTAGCATAAGTTCTTTTTCTTGAAATTTTACAATTAGCAAAATCCTTATTAGTTTTTAGTATCAAAGAGAAAATGCCATCTGGATTAGCGATTTTAAGTCGAGGTCTAGGAAGCTTCCCGTCTCCGGTTTTTTCAAAACCATCTGTTTCTATAGGTAAAGGTTGATACGCTTTACCTTGCCAATAAATTGGATTAGCGCCATTAATCATACCGCAAAATCTATATATGGAACTGTCCCCAAAATTAATATCAGCAATATCATTAAAATAAGCAACATTTTCTTGCATAATACTAAAATCTATCTCATATAGCTCTATAAGAGCATCAGGAGCTATAGAAAGCATTTGCTTTGATAGATTTGATGTTGATTTACTCATTTACTTCTATATATATTTGAATTTGACCTTCTTGTGGACTTAGAAATGTATCACTGTTTATTATAACATTTTGAGAAAAATATCTATTTTGTTTAGATAAAACAACCTTATCCGTTTCATAATCACTAGCCGAATGAACTTGATGATAATAATAATTAAATAAGTCAGCGTGGTATTTCACATAAGCTTCGTAATCATTTGATCCATTTACTGTAGGCATAAATCTACCTTCGCCATTTCCATTGTTTTGCCAATGATTTTCTCCCCATGAAGCCATGGAAGTTGCGCTTGATTTCAAAGTTCTTACTAAAATTTCATCATTATTTTGATCCACAAGGAAATCTTCTATATCTAAACTTGAAGGAAGGTAAACTACATAAAGATAACCTCTTTGACCAGGCTTTAACTTATTTGTTTTTCTAATAGAAGTAAATATAGAAGATATAAAGTAACTAGATTCAGAATAGTTTGTGGATTGCCCAGCAGTAATTCTCTTTATATCTCCATTATTTCTTTGAAAATATTCATTCAATTCAACTCCATTTGCATCAACTTCTGTAAAATATTCGCCACCCTCAATCCCATTATCATAACCCTCTAACCTTATTGTTTTACCGTTAAGGCCAAAAGGTAGGTTATGTGGAAAGGAAGCGTCGTATGAAGGAATTGGATATGTGTAATCTTCTTTAGATAATTCTTCTTCAACTATAATAGCCGGATTATTTGGCGCATTTCCTAAAATAGAAAAATTAACATCATTTGAATTTGTATCTAGCGATATTGAACTTATATTTACGGTTTCTCCTCCAACATTCTCTAAAAACATTTTTTTCCTTAAAACTTTATTTGGGTTTATATTATCGTCGCCTAATTTAGATGCAAAAATCAAAGGGTTAGTAAAGTGTAATTCACCCGGCCCAACAATTGGCTGTGTTGAAAAATTAGTTAATGTTTGCGCTTCAAAATTAAATGGATATTGCTCGAAAACTGCGGTTATATCATGATTATTTTTATATTTATAAGTATGATCCCAGGATTGGCATACAAAATTTTGCGGAGCTTCATATGGAGCTGGGGGAGAAAATAAAAATGGAATATAACCTAAATGACTTTCTAAAAAATGAAGTATAGCATAAGCCTCTTCGTCGCTTCTATTATTAAATTTTAAATTTAATTTCAGTAAACTTTCATTAATTCCATCGTTATAGATCTGAGTATACTTAGAACTTAAAGAAACTGTATTCAACCTAGGTTTTTGATTAACATTTAAACCTATAGAAGGTAGCCAAAAAAATTCTCTAGTCCAATACTCTTTATTAATATCAGCATATTCACCGCTAGCCCTAGTCCATTCAGAATTTTTTATTACTGGATCCTTGCCGGCGACACCTGTTTGATTATACCAATAATAATATTGATTATTTATTTCTGAATATGCAATATCATTTTTTTGATAAGTTTCACTACTATCATAGCTAGGAGCTCTTTTAGTGAACAATGATTCTCCTTTGTTTAGAATAGAAGTATTTAAATTAGTTAAGCTAAGACTTATATTATTACTATCTTCAAAATTCAATGAATGATTAAAATTTCCGCAATAAAATGTTTTAGATTGATTACTTAAAGAATCATAAGGATGAAACGTTGAATTTCCATCCCACCTAAATCCAGAAATTCCTTGAGAATATTTTAAATAACTTATATTTTTATCTTTTTCTAATTGACCAAGATGATTTTCTACAAAATGAATAATTGCATTAGCCTCTTTATTAGTTCTATTTGCAAATTTTAAATTAGCTTGAAATTTCAAAGAGTTAGTTGAAACCGGAAACAATTTATAATAACCATTTCCATAATCCATTCTTCTATTTTTTGCTTGAAACTGAACATTAGATCCGTAATCCGCATCGAAGAAAAACCTATCGGTAACCCAACTATCACTACCATTAGGGTCTTCATTTATTGCGGTTAAAATAATTTCATGAGAGCCAGCTTCTTCAAAAGAATTAATAGTTATTTGATCAGTTAAACCTTGAACCTGAATTCTATCATATTTACCATCCCCTGCGCGGACAGTTTCATCAAGATTAGGAAGGCTTTTTGGAGACTGATTTTGAGTAGAGTCTGCGCGTATTTGATAATTCTTATCTATAATATAATATTTTTGATCATTATAATTATAAAACGCTCCATGCACTGTTTTAACTTGTGGTAGTTTATAACAATATATCCAACTATCACTACCCAAAACGTCAAAGACCTCATCTTGTTCAAAATCGTCTTGCCCTAATATATAAAAAAAGCTACTTCCTCTCCTTCTATATTGGCCATTTTCAGGAATTGTATTATATTCATCCCTTGAAATCCTTAAGTTTTCCCACGAGTCAAGGAAATTATCTTGATCATCTCTCATATTCTCCCCGTTTTTGTCTTGAAACAATACTTCGGTTAAACCTGTAAGATCATGTAAATCACTCGCGCTTGAAACAGCATAAAAATAAGAACTGTCAATTTTTAAAAAACCATTAGATGCAGAGTTTTCGTTACCTATTGAACCTTTATCAGCAAGAATCCAAACTCCGTTACCTTTTCCTATACTAGAATCGCTTCTACTATTATCCTGATTCTTCCAAAACCAAAATTTCTGTAGATAAACCCCATTTTCTTTAACAGGTATAATATATATCCACCCCCAAAAATAATGACGAATCCACCCATTATTACTTTTAGACATAAAAAATTTACGATTATCAATCTCAGTACTTTCGTCTTTATTTGCAAGCATAAACCAAGACGATCTATAACGACCTCTCCCAAGAGCATTAGCATCTAAAGTATCTCTAATTGTGCCATCTGAATTTATATCTAAATCGGTCGCAAAATTTTTATCAATATTTATAACATTATATAAACCTGAAGCGTCTTGAATCGATCCTTCTAGATTTATAGTTTGTCCTACTTTGATAGAATTGCCTAAAGCATCTGTCTTATTATGATCATCAAGTATATAATGCGAGGTTCGCCCATTTACAGTTGGCCCATCAGGGTCTAAAGAAAATCTATGAGAGCCAGATAAAATAGCTCCACCACCATAGGACATATCTTCGGTAGCGTAATAAAATAACCCATCACCAGTATTATATACAAAATCAAATTTTTCATAAGAAGCTCCGGCTTGAAATATTCCCGAATAATTAGAAGTATGAGTTATTCTTTCATGAGAATACTTCGCAGTTGAACTTTGATTATATGATTCGGGAAAAGGTAGTGTCATTTAATTACCTCCTTGATAGTCATAGATCCTTTTGCATAACTACCTTCTGAAACTTGTAGCGATTGAGTATGTATCTTACCAGATGTCGAAAATTTTGCAACTTGCTCTCCAGTTAGTCCATATAAATAAGCAGTGATTGTCGAATTATTCAACCCAAAAGGGGTTGAACCATTTTGTTGATCGCCATAAGGATTAAGGTTAGGAATAAGTTCGTTAGATTCAATATTCATTTCGCTAGTGATATTTTCTGCGGTAATTCTATATGGAGTTGCTCCCTCTGATCTCGTGTTTACAGAAGTATGTTCGTTATCTCGAATATGGCTATGAACTTTTCTTGTCACATTTATATTATATTTTAGATTACTAATCTCAAATTGCCTTCCTATTGCGCTTGCTGCGCTAGCCCCACTTATTTTAACATTACCAAATGATTGTAATCCGTGAGCAAAATCTACAACAGGTTGAGAAAATCTATCTATAGCTTCTTCATATCTTTTAATTGTTCCATATATATCATAAACTGCAGTAGCTATTAAATTTTTAAATGGAGCCAAAGTAAAACTAAAGCTTTTTAAAAACATGCCATCAAATTTATACCTTCCAACAATATTATCATCAATAGGATTGTCTGACATACCAGCTTTAATTTCGAACATTTTTTCTATTGAATTAGGATTCTTATTAATTAAGAAAGTTTCAGCAGATATATAAAAATTTATTTCTAATTGCCCTTGAAGCATTCCAACCGGATAAAATTCAACAAATTGAGTTGGCGCACCGCATATACTAAGATCTGTTCTGCCGTAAACTTTTTCTTCAGTAAGTTTTGGAGAAATAGATAAATTTGCACTATTAGCCATAATATTCTTGCCGCCTATTTGAATACGGCTATTTTCAAATCTTAAAAATGGATCACTCATCTCCGTCTATAGAATTATGTAAAGTATCATAACCTTTATAAGTTAAAGAAATAGACATTTCTCCTTCGATAGAAGAGTTAATTGATTCTCCTATTAATCGAACATTATGACCCGTATACGCATTAATCATTTCCTTAGTTTGTCCATCTCGAATTTCTATTGAAACTGTACTTTTCGGCGCAGATTGAATTCTATCTTTTATTTCTCTAATTTCATATTCATTAGCGATCATAGTAAAATTTATATCTGTTTCAATTGGGTATTGAGTGTCAACCTGAACAGGCTGAAGGTTAGGTACTGAAGGTTTTGATCCGGCAACCCAATCCTCTTCCGTTCCTCTAGGTAGTCCATATACTGGGGTTAAATTCAGTGTTCTTGTGAAAGAAAAATCACTAATAGCATCAATACTGAAATCGCTAACCGTAACCCTCATGCTTGCTTGATCAGTAAATTGAGTTGGTGGGTGATTATACTGAACTATATCATCATATGAACGTTCAATCTTAAACGCTTCCTGACCTAATCGAAGTATTATGCCTCCATCTATTATATCAGTAGGGTGTAGACTATTATATTCTTCTTCGGTTAATTCAATCGATTGATTATTATAGGCATAACTAATATTTTCACCAACTGTATTTCCATCTGAATCGGTTAGAAATACTGAAGATGCATTCCAAGGATAATTTGTATGATTTTGATCTACAAGAGCGGTAAAGCTTTTTAACACATCTTTGCCAAGTTCGCCGTATACTGTAAAATCAGTTTGTATTTCAGGTAATTGTCCAACCGTACAAGATACTGAATATCTATTTAATCTTGCCTGAGTAAAGCCGAAACCTTTAGTTTTGTTACTGTATAAAATTACCCCACTAATTTCGTCTTCATCAAATTTATACTTTCCTATAGAGTCGGTTTCTAGCATTGGATCTGCGCTGACCATTGTTCTATTTATAGAAAAGTTTCCTTGTAAAGGAGAATCAATTAAAGCATCAATAAAACCAACACCAGCTACTCTAACAGGTTTCTCTGCTATACCGTAACTACCATCAACAGACTGAACGCCAGATAATGCGTATCCATTAAGAACAATAGTTTGTTCATAATTGGAATAACTACTACTCATTAACTTAATAGACCCCCAGGCCTTTGTTCTTCGACTATAATACTTAAAACTTGCTGCTTCACTCTTTCTGACAACAACTTCATTTTATCCCCTCCTTCTTGAGCGGGAGCTCCTCCATCTTGCTTTTTTTCTTCAGACCCTTTAGCTGTATTTATGGAAATATTAATATTGTTAGTGTTGCCCCCAGCAGAAGTTCCTTTGCTTTCTGACATTGGAGAAGTTTCTCCACCATCATAAAATTTTCCTGCGTTTATTTTATCCAACATCGGCTTGCCTAGCTGGCGAGCACTACTTGCTTTAATAACGTATTCTCCTTCACTGAGCATTGCAGGAATTTGGTCGATACCAGATTTGCCAGAGATGTGTCCTCCGCTGGCGTATTTATTTATTTTTCCCCCAAAATATGGCATTTTTACCATTAAAGCTTCTTTAAGAGATAAATTTTGACTAACAAAAGGGTTTGCTAGATCTGCATCAGTTATATCTAGAGAGCTCATTTGAGTACCTGAACCTCCCTCGGTCACAGGAACTATATTTGCTCCTCCTCCTTGATCTCCAGATAAAGGAGTTGAATCTGCTCCTCCCCCTCCAAAATTTATATTTTTTAATCCATAAGTTAGCCCCGCACTTATTACGGTTGATAAAAGAGCTTGTCTTCTAGCTTTCTTTTTCGCTTTTTTTGCGGCGGCTTCCTGAGCTCGCCTTCTGTCTTCTGCTAAAAGACCTTGCATTTCATCGACATCAGCTTTAAGCCCAACGCTTTTGGCTTGCCCGCTATAGAAAAAGCCCGACATTTTTCTGTATTGATGAGCTCGACTACTTAATCTTTCTCTAGCTCCTGCAGCTCGAGCAGAGCCAGGAACTCCTCCTCCTTCAGCAAACTTAAGTACGCTACCTCCATTGTATTTTCCTTGTGTTCCACCAAATCCACTAAAAATAGAGCCGAGCATTTTAAATGGAGCAGATATAACACTAAATAATCCACCAAATAAATTATCAAAAAATCCCGGTTGTGCTGCGCTTTTATTTATATCTTTTCCAGATTTAAGGGCAGCTAATACATCTCCATGAGGAGCTTTTCCTGCAAAATTCCCTCCAGGACTTTTAATTCCAGGGATTTTTTTCATATCTTTTTTAAAGCTAGCCATTTTTTTGACGTCCACACTTGGCTGAGACGGAGCCTTTGGGCCAGAACCAAAAAACGAAGCTAAATCTTGTTTTTTAGTTATTGCAGAAGATGCGCGGGCTTTTTCATATTCTTGCTGATACAATCGCATATTCTTTTCGTTATTAAAGAATTTGCGCATTCTTTGTCTCATTGATGGTCTTGAAATTTTACTATATTCTGGTTGTGGAGCAAAAGCGTCAGCAAGACCCATAGTTCCACCTGCTGGTTGTCCGAAAGCTTCGGCGAGACCCATGGTTCCTCCTCCGCTAGAAAATTTTGGAGTTTTGCCTCTAGCATTTAAACTATGCATAAAGTTTGAGCCGTATTTATTTACAGCTCTTCTACTCATTACATATTCTCCATTAGTGACCATTGCAGGAACGCCACCGCCTTTAGAGTATTTTCTCACATTACCCCCTTGCGATAAACCCATTGCTCCGACGACTTGATTTGCGGCACTTTGAAGAAAAGCATTTCTTAAAGCCGATAAAAATCCCATAGCCACTCCTTGAAGTGCATCTCCTAAATCTTTACTTTTATCTAAAGCTGCATCCATGGCGGTCACAAGTCCATCACGAAAATGGGTTGCGGTTATTGTTCCTAATTGGTAATCTATGGTTTCTGCGTCTTCAAGCATTTTTTTTCCTGCATCCTTAAATGCATTACCGAAAGCTCCTGGTCCAGTCTTATGAGCCCTTGCGGCAGCAACTCGCTCTTTTTCTATTTCCAGAAGAGTCTTAGATGAAGAGATTTCTTTTTCTGTTTCTTCTTTTAGTATTTTTTTCTTTTGAGCTATCTCTTCTAACTTCTTGATTCTTTCATCTTTGTCTTTCAGTAAAGCTTGGTAGTCTTCTATTTCTGACTTAGTCATATCTAACTTAGAACCATAGACTCCCCCTCCCTGATAAGTTTTTTCGTGAGCTGCTATTTTTTTCTTGTATTCTAAAAACTTTTTTTGCTCAAAAGCTTCCGGACTAGTATTTAGCTTTGCCATTTCATTTTCTTCGTTTTCTTTAAGTCGTTTTATTTTTTCTTCTAAAGCAAATTCTTTTTCTCTTATAGCAAAAACTTCTCGCTCCTTTTGAGTTTTATATCCCGGACCGGCGGCTAGAGCTCTTTGAGCTGCGTCAACCTTATTATCAAATCCCCGTATTTTTTGGGTTGATTGCAGAGATCTAGAGTTCATTTCATTAATTCTCTGCATGTCAGTAAGTGTTTGCTTTCTATTTGAAAGTATTAAATTAACGTTTTTCTCTGCGTCCGCTAAATCTTTGGCGGTATCTCGAGTTTTTTGAGCCACTTCTAAATTGTTAATTCTTTTTTGTAGTTCTGTTTCAAGAATTTTTACGACAATTGCCTCCGTGCCCCCCTTCTGAAGTCTTTTCATTTTATCTAAGATCTCTTGAAGGCTCATCGCGCTTACTCTATCAGTTAGATCTTGATCTTCCATCTCTTCATTTCCTAAAGAAATTTTAAAAGCTGAAGATAGAGATGGGCTATCTTTTATTTTTTGAAGTAATCCTGTTTTTGTTTGGGCGTCGATTTGTGCTGTAGCTTTTTTGTAAGCCTCAGTAGCTTTATTGATCGCTTCGGTATGCTTATACATAGTTTTTTGTCTTTCTGTAATAGAGCTACCTATTATTTTTTGCTCAAGCTTTAAAGCTTGGTTTTGCTTTGCATAACTTGCTTGTATTTCTAACTGTTCGATTGTAGCAGCTTGCTGAGCAGCAAGCATAGCTTTCTGAAAGTTCAGGGCAAGGATGACACCATCTTTAAGTTTATTATTTGCATCATTTATTTTTTCTTGTTCAAGATTATAAGATTCCATACCATTTAGCATTTCTACTCTTAACGATTCTAGGGCAATTTGTTGGTTTTCTGTTTTTGGATCTAATATGCCTTGCTCTCGAAGCATTTTCTCATATTGAGCGCCAGTCATGGCCTTTTTTTCTTTCGAGAATTTTATTCCATCTTCGCCGACATTTTCAATTTGCGTAAACAACTGTTTACCTTCAAGCCGTTTTAAGTATTTACTAATTATGTCCCCTTGACTTTGAGATTTTTCTGTAAACTCCCGTCTCATGTAAGTTGTTCGTTGTTTAGAGCTATCTCCATAAATATAACTTTCAAGAGGTCTACCATTAGGTCCGTACTCAAATTTTGGTAGCTTTTTACGCATACTTTCCATTTCAGATGATGACATTTGAGACATCGTCTCTCCTATAAATTCTGGGGGTAAAGCTTGAGCTATTTGTTTGCCGACTTCGGACGCACGTTGTTTCTCTGCATCCCTAGCTTCGTTAATAGAGGACACTAAGCCAGAAAAAGCTCCAACTGTTGCTCCTACTGCTGTCCCTAAAGCTCCAAACATCATGCCCATAGAGGCGCCCATACCTGCCCCAGATAATGTTCCTCCTATCGCTTTACCTGTAGTTCCACCAATAGAGTCTTCTAAAAACCCTGCGGCCATAGGAAGCCCCATCATTAAACCCATCTGTCCACCCGTGCTGCCAAGAGCTCGACCCATGGTTGTATTAGAAAATCTTTCGTTTGCGTTTCTTAATCCTAGAGATCTAGTAGTCCTACCTCTTGCGTTATTGAGTCTATCAATAGTGGAAATACTTTTTCTTAATCTTTGATTAACTTCTTGTTGAGCACTGCTTCCGAGGTGATAATTACTAGCTATTTTTTGCGCAGATCTATTTAATTGATCTAGAGTTCTATTGCCTTGTTTATAAGAATCAATTCTTTTCTTGAGGTGAGCGTTCGCCTGTTTGGCTAAATCATTTGCTTTCTCTTGCTCTATAGATCCAAAATCTCCAGGCTTAAATATTGCGTAATTTGGAACATACCCTTTTGCTCCAAATACATCTTTTAATCCGTTTGGTTCGTCACGAGTATTAGTTACTCCAAGACCAATTGGATTGCCTTTATTCATTAGAGCTGGATGCGTTCCTACCCTGATTTGAGAAACAGGAACTCCTGCATCTCGTTCTCTTCCTATTGCATCAGATAATGGGTTTGCGAAATTAGGAATAAAACCATCAGCGCGACCTGATATATAATTTAATATTTTTTTAGGAATACCTCCAGACTTAGCGGATGCGAGAGTGTATTTTAGTTCTAAAGCGCGCTTCGTAGGGTTATTTTTATCATTCAAGAATTTTGATAACTCCGATGCGTCAGCTCCTCTAAAATCAAAAGAAGCTTGTTTATTATCTTCAATCCTATCTCCAATTGCAGTTCTTAGTGAAGTTTCATATAAGTTCCCTAAAGTTCCGGGATCGATATGTTTAACAATATTTTCGCTAGTAAAATCTGGTTTTTGACCTTTACTTGAACCTTTAAATATATTTTTATGCAATCTTTCTGCGAACCCCCTCAGAGGGTCTTTAACCAAATCTCCTATTGTTTTTCGAGCCACACTATCAGACTGACCCTTCCGGATTAAGTTTAAATCTTGCTCTGAAACAGGTGAGATAGCTTTAGTTGGCAATGTGCCTAATAATGTTTTCCCTTTTAAATCTTTTACGTTAACTCCAATTTGTTGAGCCAAAGTTTTTTTGGAGTCAGGATTTACTTCTGAAATCGGCGTACTATATCGAATGTCTATAGGACTTTCTGTTTCTGCGCCAACGCCCAGAATAACTCCTAATTGACTAATTGCTCCAGGATATATTTGATTTAAATCTATTACTGGATTCTTAAACCCCTTTTCTTTCTTGAAAGCTTTTCCACCAAGTTTCCCTCCAGCCGCTTTATTAAAAGCGCTCATATTTACTTTGTTTCTTGCTAAGCTTTTATACTTTCCCTCCATTTCCTTCTCAGAAAAGCCTATTGAATTAAAATTAGGTATATATCCCCCTGCGGCATAAGGATCAAACCCATGCACAGAACCAAACGCTTGCTGATAATTTTTGCCTGCCTTACTAGATAAAGGAGGCATTATTGCTGGTTGACTTAATCCTGAGAATGTTTTAACTTTTTCTGCGCTATTATAAATAACAGATCCTTCGCCAGGCATATTCATTGATCGAATACTTCCTGCGGCATATCCACCACGAGCAGCCTGTTCTCTTTCTGGGTTCGCAAAATTTGGTATATGACCGTAAGCACGGCCTCTGCGAGGTGTTAGGTTTGCTCCAAAGCCTTTTGAGTATAATGTAGCTGCACTGCTTTTAGCGACAGAGTCGAGCATTTTTGCTTCAGCTACTTGAGCTCTTAAAAGTCCAAGAATTATTTTTTCTTTTTCTGTTCGAGAAATGTCCGTGCGCAACATTTCTTTGCTTAATTCAGAACTTCTTCCAAACAGTCCTACAAGAGATGTTTGAATTACTTTTTGTTTCTGAGCTTCGCTAGTTACTCCAATTAATGAAGTTAAACTTTCTTTAGCGAAGCTTGCCGCTTTTAAGAATAACTTTCCAAATACAGCAGTGATAACAACTAAACCCGGACCGCTAATTACATTGCCTAAGCCCCTTAGGAATCCATTTGCAAATTTACTTCCAGTTCCCTCTCCATCCCCTAAAAGTCCAGACAAACCTTCTGCTCCACTTTTAACTATATTTAAAACTTTTTCAATTCCGGGAGCAAGCATTATCTCTCCGATTTGAGCAGATACCTGTTTAATTGCCAACCCAGTTTCGGTTGCCATTGCGGCCATGGTATTCCTTAATTGTTCATTTTTCTCTATAGCTTCGTTTGTTGCTCCTGCAGAAATTTGAGTAGCGTTTGCAAGAATACCATTTTGTTTAGCGGCATCACCAAGAACAGCTTTTAAAACGTTGATTTGAAAAACGCCACCGACTGTCTGAGCTATTTGCGCTTTTTGGGCTTCGGATAATGAATCAAAAGTGTTTGCGAGATCAGTTAATATTTTCTTTGCTCCAAGAGTCTTACCTTCGATATCTCTAACAGCAATTCCTAAATTCTCTAGTTGATTTAAAGTATCAGTTCTTCCGATACGAGTAAAAATAGTTTTAAAGGAGTTACCAATAACCTTACCGCCTCGAGCTGTTTGTTGCTGAGCGGCAGTGACTAAGCCAATTAACTCATCAATATTGACTCCAGCTCCTTTAGCTGCTGCACCAGTTCTAGATATAGCGTCAGCAAAATCTTCTGCGCTAACCGCAAACTTAACATCAACTGCGGCGAATTTACTTACTAATTGAGTAGTATCCTTGATTTGATTACCATAGGTATTCATTGCGGCAGTTAATGACTTTACTGCCTCCGCAGAATCCATACCTGTTAATCGAGTAAGAATAAGAGCGTCTTTTGTTCTTTTTAAAGATTCTTCTACATTAAGGCCTTGACGAGCATACTCTGTCGCAGCGTCAGCTGCAACCTTAAATGCTGCACCAGTTTCTTTAGCTACTTTAAATAAACCATCACTAAACGCTTCAAGCTTTTGAGTGCTCAGGCCCATAACAACATTAATATCCGCCAAAGATTTTTCAACTTCAACCATATTGCGAACCATTCCTTTAAATGCGTCCGCCATACCGTTGATTATTGCCATCGAAGCGCCGAAAGCTATAATACGAGCATTCGCGGCTTCCATAGACTTACTGAATTCATCAGCAGCCCGCTTCATATTACCTAAAGGTTGGGTCGCGCCCTTATCGTCAACACTTATTCTAATAGGTTGACGCCGAATTCTGTTTACAGCAGACTGAACCGCTGCCTCAAGAGGTTGTGTATTACCGTGTACGTCAAGATTTATAGCCATATTACCTTATTCCTTAGTTCAGGTAATTATACACTAAATATTATTCTACTCCATGCAATTTCATTAAATCTTGCATATTTAAAGTTCCGCCTTTTTTCTTCGCTTCGTCATGCAGACTAACTCCGCCTTTAGGTTTTTCAATACCAAGATACTCATAATCTTCATCTTTAGCTCCAACAAGCGTTCCTGCGGCGCCTTGAGAGAGTTTATCTTTTGCCTTATCTCTTTCTTCTTTTGAACTACTGCCAAACTCTAACAATTTAGCAGGATCTTTTCTTATGCTTTCTGGTATATTTTCATTACTATCAAATATATTTTTAAATACTCTAGTATAAACAATTAATCTTATTTGATTATATGTTAATGCACAAAATGGTTTTCCATAAAACTGCATACTATCTTCTGCAAAACTTAAATATGGATTATAAAATTCTTCTAATATAGTATATTGTATATTTTCTTCAGTAAAGCCCTCAAATATTTGATTATAATTAAATATATATTTTTTAATATCATGATCTTCTAATTCATCATAAACTTTTTCACTAAATAATACTTCATTTAAATCCTTGTCTTTGTAAAAACTTTTAATCATATAAAAATCATTCATACGATCTTTTGCATATTTTTCACAAGTATTACCAATAAGAGATATTTTATGATTTTGTTTTTCTAATAAAATTTTCTGCTCTTGATCTATAAGCTCAGACTGTTTATCAATAGCGCTTTTAAGTACCATTTTATTTCGCGCTTTCTTTAAGCTATCAATAAAAATAGTTTTTTCTTCAATAAATTTATCTTCCGCTTCACTCCATTCTCCTTCTTTCATTAAGAAGTCAAGCATATCTTTTTCTGTTGGAACTCCGCGTTTTTGCGCTATTTTGAAATACTTATCTTCTACCTCTTCAAGTTCTACTTGATCGTGAGGTGTTAGGTGCTTAATATATACAAATTCTTCTTCGATTATAGCCGTAGAGTATCCACGAACTATATCTCTAAATATTTTTCTGCGCGCTACAGTTTCCACGCATATTAAACTCTACCTTCTTCGATGTCTTCGTCTAGTTTAGCGAAATCAGCTGTCGATACTGCGCCAGAGCTATAATACCAGAAGCTAAATAATGCAGCAACTTTGCCTCCGACGATGTCATAAAGTTCATCACCTTCTTCTTCAAGTTCATAATATCTTTCTAGTTTTTGATCGAAGTCATTTCCTTCAAATAATGGAATAAGATCATCACTATCTTCTTTTTGAGTATAAGTCAGATGAAGAATATACCACTGAATAACTTTATTTTCCGCGCGAACATCTGCAGTGTGATTAAATAAATTAGAATATGAAGTTTCTACATCAACAATATTTTTTCTAAGTTCAGTAATCTCAGCGGAAATGTCATCCAACTTCTTTTGGTCTTCGTTAGAGATATTGCTTTTAATTCTGATCCTTTCGCTTTCTTGAGATAATTCGCCGTAACGGATGTACATTTTTGTTAGAGCTTTTGCATCTTCTTCAGGAAGCAGTCCTCCTGTATCGCTATACTTTTTCGCTAACATGGCTTTAGTAAGAATTCCTTTTTTAACACACTTACTCATCTCAACACTAAATTCTAATTCCGCATCTTCGATTTGCCTACGAGTTGGTTGTTTCATAACAAGCCTATAAGGCACAGCTTCTTCAACCTCTTTTGTCATGGAGACTTCTTCTTCTTCTCCAGTCTCTTCATTTTTAATTTTTTTCTTTTGAGTTTGCTTAACCTTTTCTTTCTTCTCAAAAGTAAAACTATAAATTTCACGTAATTTTTTACGAGTATCGTTCATAGTTGGTGTCTTTTCTAGTGTTTCCGTAGTTGCCATAATATTTTTATTTAAATGTAAATCCTATAGTATAATTATCTAATTCTGTTTCGATATTTCTAATAGTTTCGTTACCAATATCTAAAGTTCTTTTTCTTAAGTATTGCAACTTTTCTTCATCGAAGTAATTAGCTTGATCGATAATAGGGCTACAGCCTTCAGGTAGATTCTTTTTTAATTTGTCGAAATGAATCTGATGCTCATTATGTAAATCCTCAAGCATAACGAGGAAACCCTTAAAAAGGGAAACCGTATTCCTTTGATAGGACTTTCTGAAAATACCTTCTGCGTCCATAAACCTTGTACCTACAAAGGTAATACACAAAAAATATAGTTTAGTGTAAAGTTAGTTATGGCAGAATTTTTATCATCGTCCGACAGAGCTACAATTGCGGCTCACTTATTAGATCTTCATGATACATTTGGAAGAGATATAATTGTATATAAAGAAGCTCAAAAGGTAATTATTAGCACAGACCCAAACTACAACTATTTATATAATACTGCAGGAGCGACGAATCAAAGCGTAGAAAATGTTCCAGTTAAAAAAGTATTTAAAGCAAGAATAAGATATGACACAGATCGCAGTTTAGAAAATTTTGGAGAAGCAGATGCGCAAATAAAAGTTGATAGACCAGACGCAAATAGTTTAGTTAGAATTAAATTAAAAATCGAAGACTATCAATATATAAAAGAAGCTAAAAGAATTGAATTTGATGGTAGAATGTTTAGAGTAGAATCTGACCCTAGAGCTCACGGACTTTTTGATGTAGTTCAATTTTATACTTTGTACCTCAGACCAATTGAATCAAGTGGCTAGAATAAAAGATAGATCTGTTAGAGACAGCGTTCAAAAACAACTTAGATCAGATAAAGATTTAAACTTACAAGTTCGTGTTTTAATAGATAAGCAATTTAAAACAGCTCATCAAAAACTTCTTTCAGACTTCAGATCTCATCCTATTACCAGAGAATTAAAAGTTGCAGAAGGAGCGTCTAATTACAGCGGAGGTTTGGCAGAAGGCAATCTTTTTGGATTCATAGGTTTCGAATCAGGTTATGATGCTATTGAGCCTATTGAAAAACTATTAGTAAGAGCAGATATTTTAATAAAACAAAGAAGAGTTATGAGATCAGGATTTATTTGGGCTTATGCAGTAAATATGCCATCAATAAATGATCTTTATAAAGTGACCCCAATGCCATGGTCTCAAGGAGCTAGTTGGCTAAGAGAGCTTGAAGGTAGGGGCATACCAAACTTAGGTCAATATATGTATGTTGATGCCAAAACTAGCCGCTCCTCCGAAGGTATACAAGGAGGTAATAGGTCAGGAGGTAGGCTTAGAATGACATATATAAAGCCTATGCTAGAAGAATTTGAAAAGAATTTAAATAATATTAGTGGCGCACAAAGAATATCTGCGCGCAATTTTTAAATATGAAACCGCAATTCCAACACGAAGTAACAACAAGTTTTATGTTATGGGCAGATAATTTTCTATTAAGAAAAGGTGAAGCTTATACAAATTATGTATCAACTTTCTATCCAAATACAAGTGATGATAGATTAGGTCCAGGATTAGTTAGCTACAGTAGCCCTCACAAACAGTGGGTTTTTGACAGTAGTATAGAAGGCGCAAATATTCCTAGTGGAGTATATGACAACGGCACCTTTATTCCAAGAGATACAAATGGATTAAAATTAGACTTCGATAATGGTCGAGCAATACTTGATTCTTCATTCGGAGACTCTAAAACAACAGTTAGCGGAGAATATTCAGTAAAAGATTTCAATTTTTACATTACAAACCAAACAGAAGAGCAATTAATAATAGATAGTAAATTCGATACAAATAATAGATTTAAACAAGATGTATCAGGAATCGCGCCTTACAAACAAGTTATACCAGCAATTTTTGTTAATTCAGAAGTTTCTGAAAACGAACCTTACGCTTTTGGAGGAGAAGATAAAACATCAACAAATATAAGATGTGTTGTTTTCGCGGAAAATACATATCAACTTGACGGCGCACTATCTATTTTTAATGATGCAAAAAATGAAGTATATGCAAAATTAAGTTTTGAAGATTATCCATTAAATGAATATGGAGATGTTATAGACTTTAATTATAGAGAACTTTCAGACAACACAAAACAACAATATTTTCACATAGAAGAAGCAAGAGTTTCTAAATTAAGTGATAGAATAAATAAAAATATAGACCCAACTTTATTTGTAGGATTTATTGATTTTGAAATTACAAATTTAAGATTTCCACGATCATAATTCCCTTTTTAAAATAAAAAATGTAATTAGTGAAAGAAATTTAACCTTTTAAAATATTATGGCAGACAAACATAGAGCACGAGTAATTTATCAAAGTGAGGCATTATATGCAGGCACAGTTGATGCAACAGGTAATCACTTCAGCACTTCAACGGACTGGAGCACTAGAGCAGGATACAAAACGCACGCAACTTACGCATCTGCAGTTGCAGAGGGAGCAGATATTCGCACAGGTATCCAACAACTAAGGAGAGTACAGAGCGCAAACTATAGCTTTTCTATCAACAGGCAAGATGTAAATCAGTTCGGACAATTAGGAAGAATTGACTCAGTTGCAATTGACCCTCCCACCGTAACGCTGGATTTCTCTTATTACATCACAAATGGAGTGAATGAAAGAATTTTAGGTATGAATGTATTAGGTCAGCAAAGTGCTCTTGCTGATGAAATCGTAGATGGCTTAGTTTGTGGGGATCCAGTTGGCCACGATGGGCAAAACTTTTTCATACTCACAACATGCGAAGGTCATGATGCAGTTAATAATGAGGATATCGACAACATGAAAAGTGTTATTGCGCTTGGAAACGGTTATATCTCTAATTATTCTATAGAAGCTGCAGTAGGAGGTATGCCTACAGCAAATGTTACTGTAGACGGTTTAAATTTAAAAAGTTATGTAGGAACTACTGGGCTAAGTTCTCCAGCTATTAATGTGAACTATGGCATCCCAGTTGACGGGGTAGAGTTTAGCATTCCCCCAGCAATTAGTGGAGTTTTAAATGATAGTGCGGCAGACCCTAACGCAGAAACAGAAGGATGGTCTTGCTTGCGTCCAGGAGACATTACAATGGCACTAGGTACAGACGGAAAAGCTGGAGAATTCGAGAATTTACCTTATGAAGATGCCCCGCATGACTTTACCGCAGGAGCAGCTCACATTCAAAGTTTTTCTATTGACGTACCGCTTTCTAGATCTGTTCTAAATAGATTAGGAAGTCCTTATGGATACGCTAGGGTTGTAGACTACCCAGTCAATGTCAGCGTTAGCGTTAGCGCTATAATGTCTGATTTAAAAGAGGGTAATGTAGCAGATCTAATCTGGGATACAGAAGAGCACGACTTAGTGTTTACTCTTCGCGAACCAGAACCTTATGGTACAGGAAAGAAAGCTATCGAATACAGAGTGAAAGGAGCTCTTCTTGAGGGAGAATCATTCAGCTCCTCTATTGGAGACAATAAGAGTGTGGACTTGACATTTACCGCTCAGATTGGTGGCCCAGAAGACCTTGCAAGAGGATTGATGATCTCTGGATCAAGAAACGCTCTAACAATTACTGGCGAATTCGCTTAGTAATATAATTACATAAAACTTTAAAGCCCGTCATTTATGGCGGGCTTTTTTGTTAAACCTGATATATCCTCAACCCTTTTGCAGAACTAATCCCAAAATTAAAATTAGTGGATACGGTAGATTGTCCACCTATTTGATTTGAAAAAGATTGAGATCTAAGTTGAGCATTATCTATAGCTACATTATTAATTACTGAAGCTAATTCTAGTTTTCCGCTGTGATGATATCTATCAGTATGCTTGATTAGGATGTCATACTTAGAACCTTCTTCAAAGAAAGACTCTATTTGACCTGTCGCATACTCTCTTACAATCATATTTATACTTGCGGAAGCTATAATTGGAAGTTTTAGTTTTCTACCAAATACATAATTACTACCAAACCCATAAATATCTTGCCTTGGAATAGGCATGTTAATAGAAACACTTTGTATGGCAGCATCAACAGATTCAACTGGAGCTCCACCATATTCTCCTGCGGTTTTAGTTATTTTTATAATCATATCACCAGGCATTATAGCATTTGCTCCATCAACCACTTCTGGATTAAAAGAGTCGGAATTTAGGTATATTTTTTCTTCAGAAAAAATATTATCAACACCAAGTTTAATTGATGGAAGAGTTGGGGCATCATTTGGGTCATACAAATCAAACTTTAAATTGCTTGCTGCGTATGACACGGAGGCAGTAGGTAAAGATCCTACTTGGGCATTATAGGAGTATTGAGTTAAAAAACAATTTCCAACACCAATAACATTATATCCAGAAAAATCTTCAGTATCTACGAAATTCAAATCAGTAATATTTCCTTCATTTGCAGAAACCCCTATAATACTTATATCATCAGAAGTTTCAGCTTCAAAATAATTCTTAAAAACACTACCATCAGAGTAAGTATAAAAACCTATAGCTCTTTCATTTTCTCCGCTAGAAAATAAATACTCTATTTCGCAACTAACCTCGGGTTGCCGTATGATTGGGGACTCTCCATCTTTTTGTGTAACGTTTTGAACTAACTCATCCGAACCGATTTCTTTAACATCTATAGCTGGATGCTGAAAACCAAAATTCATATTCTGAACTCTAATTAATTGCCCTGACGTTGTGCCTCCTTCTTTATATGCAGGAAAATCAGTAACTAAGACACCTAATTTTTCATAAGTGATTCGTGAAGCTGTACATGCCATTAATCTGTTTACACCTTTTGATCTATTAAGTGTATAATAAAAAGACTCCTTATGCCTAATAAAAGAATTTCAGATTTCCAAGAAAGAAAAGTTTTGTATTCAGATTCTGCTACAGAACCCTTTCCTCATGCGCCAAGATTAAACGATCAGTCTTTAGATGACAATGAAACTTTATTTTTGTTAGCGAGACCTAAAGTTCAAAACGAAACAATTACATACCCAGATCTAAAAAGTAATATTTTAGATAATTCAATATATTTAACGGGCTCGCAATTAGTTAGTGGGCAAAAAATTTTTACAGATAAATGCACTTTTTTAAGTAGAACGAACATAAACGAAGTAATAGATTCTACATTTAGTGGGGATATATCAGGCAATATATTTGTAGGAGAAAGTGGGTTATTGCAGAGCTTAAAAATAGGAACTGATTTTTTCGAAAGAAAGAGCGACTTTTCTTCTTATACAGCTCATATTTCTGGAGATTCTTGTTTTTTGGGAGACATTACGCTGACAGGAGATAATTTTCAAGAAGGTGATTCCTCAAGGATAGGGGACTCCAATCAAATTGGATTTGCTCATATTTCAGGTAATAAAACAATTACAGAAAATTTATATGCACAACAAAACATTTTTTGTCTTTATGATGACGACACATTTATAAAATTAAAAAATCAACAGATTGATATTGAAGCTGGAGTAAATACACGACTACATCTTATAGATGATGAAGATGACCGAATAGTTTTCTACACAAACAATGAAGAGCAGATGAGGTTGTATAAAAACCCTTATTTAGCAATCAATAATACAGACCCCATGGGAGAACTGTCGGTTACTGGAAAAGCTTTCATACAAGATATTTTCACTTACGACCATTTTAGTAAAAAATTTAATAGAGTATATGGTGGAGACGATGAAAATGTATATTTCAAAACAAAATTAAGAAAAGGTAAGAGTCAGTATAAAATTAATTTACCAAAAACATTCAAACTAAAACCGGTCATGTCAGTTATGCTGGAAAATACGAACGGAGGAGTCATAATTCCACTAATTATCTCCAATATAACTAGACATGATTTTTTAATTGACTTCGCAAAAGAGCTTGAAGACGATAATTATATCCTGCACACTATGGCGTTGAGTACATCTATCGAACCCGAAGTAGATAAAACTCATTATGACCATTATCCACATGTAGTTTGTTCTGATAATTCTGCAGGTAGACAGCATAGTCAAAGATTCTATACGCCTATTCAAGAAGTTTCCGACACTGTCGAAATTACTTTTCCATTTAATTACTACAAGGACACTCCATCTGTATCAGTCACAATCGAAGGGCCAAACAATATTGTTCCACATGCAATATCTAGTGTAAATAATAGATCTTATAAAATAATTTTCGGAACTCAAGTGGACAGCAGATATACAATACATACATTTTCAAGCATTGAAGAAACAAAAAGGTTAGGATGAACACTCCAGACAACAGATTATCAAACTTTAAACATATGCGTACATTGTTGTCCGACGGACTATCTCCGTTTCCACACCATACAATTATTCGAGAATCGGGAAATAAAGATGATGATGTGTTATTTTTAATAGCTGAATCAGGCTCGCACAATGAAAAAATCACTTATAAAAATTTAAAAAAATCAATTTTAGATAACAGCGTCTTATTGACGGGTAATCAATTAATAAGTGGAGAAAAAACTTTCGCAGATGTATGTACATTCGAAAGTACAATTTACATAAATGAGGTTATAGATATAACTCAAACTGGAGATATAAGCGGAAATATTTTTGTGGGTGAAAGCGGTTTATTTGAAAACGTGGGAGTAGGATTACATTATACAGACAGAAGAATTATTAAAGACGTTTTTAGCGATTTCCCCAGAGACGACTCAGAATATTTAGAGTATGATTTTGGCGGAGGGATAAAGTCAGGGATCCTTGATTTTGATGAAAATGATAATCCAGATTTATCGACATCAATTAAATCTTACGAAATATATGAGCCTTCGGGATATTATAACTCAAATATACCAGAGTCGCAGCAAAACTACACTGGAGATTTATCTTTAGACGGCCATTCATTTATTCCTGATGAAATTCACAGAGAAATGGGAGGAGCTTGGTTAGGAATTGATTTCGCTTCGCCATTTAATTATAAAGGTTTTGCTGTATACAGAAAAGCGATAGAAAATTCTGCAGATCAATTTAAAGTAGTTGCATCAAATAATGGAAAAGACTGGTATACAATACATAGAGTTAGTGGTTTAACTGAATCAGATTATAAAAATCAAGACCAAAGAACCTCTTTTGAATTACAAGATTACTATCCAGAAAAGTATTCTAAGTATCGTCTGGTTGCGCAAAAAATAATTTCAGGAAACTATTGGGAACTTGGTCATTTTAACTTTTCTGGGGTAGAATTTCATGAGCACGTGCATACCGTTGACCCAAATTACACATTGCATGTTTCTGGAGATTCTTGTTTCTTGGGAGATATGACGCAAACAGGGAATACAAGACAATCTGGAGATTTATATAGATTAGGTAATTTTACGCAAACCGGAGATACCCGTATAGATGGTAACGAAATAGTTACTGGTGATATACATTTAGGTAAAACACTGTATCATTTAAACGATGAAGATACTTATATTGCTTATACAGATGATAAAGTAGATATTAGCGCAGGAGATGGAGTTAAAGTTATTTTAAATGAAATAGAAGATAATAAAATTCAATTTTTTACCAATGGTGTTGAGCAAATGCGCCTAGATGAGAGCGGTTTTCTTGGTATTAACACAACTACGCCTTTTGCAGAACTATCTGTAACAGGGGATTCGTATCTCGAATGTTTATTTACAACAGGAGAAGATGGGCAATGGGAAAGAGTCTATGGTGGATCAGATGAGGTTGTTACTTTTGTCACTGAATTAGATGGCGGAGAAGATGTTTATAAAATAGATTTCCCAAAAACTTTTGGAGAAAAACCTTCAGTAACACTTTCTTTAGAGAATGACCAAGGAGGACCTATTGTTCCGTATATAATTTCTGGAATCAACGGTCACGAATATTATGTTAATTTTGGTTCAGAACTTTCAAATCATGGATATAAAATTCATACTTCAGCAAGAGCAACAGGTCAATCTTCGGTAAATAAAACGACAACACAATCTTTTATAACAGAAATAACTCCTCAAACAAATAAAGATATATATGAAATATTTTACCCCAATCAATTTCATGCAAATCCAGTTGTCTCTGCGACATTAGAGCATGAGAGTGCGATTCTACCTTATGTTATATCAGGAATAACATCCACTTCATACAAGATTGTTTTTGGAAGGGAATTGCATGATACTTGCAAAATTCACACTCATGCAGTCAGATAGCCGAAAACTGGTGTAATACAATACGATGATCTCAAAACATATATTTACTTCGGATGTTGTTAGCGGAAAAGCTTTTTGGTTAAATAATTTACAATCTACTGGGAACCTTGTTACAGCAAACGGCGATTTCATAATCACTGATAATGCAGAAGTTCTTGGGAATTTATTGGTTGAAAACAATTTAACAGTAAACGGAACAACCACAACAATAAATACAGTTAATCTTACTGTAGATGATCACAATATTGAATTAGGGTCTGTGGAAAATCCAACAGACTTAACTGCGACAGGGGGAGGAATCACACTTAAAGGGTCTACAGATAAAACTTTTAATTGGCAGACCAATTTCGACAAATCTTGGGTATCTAGCGAAAATCTTGGGACTGCTGATGGAAAATATATTTTTACGGATAAAGTTAGGGCCAGAGATGCAGCTGGATTATTGCTTCAAGATGACAGTGGAAACGGAATTACAATTAATGACGGAGGAAATGTATCTACCTCAAGCGATTTTGCGGTAGGAAATAACTTATTAGTTCCCGGAACTACATCTTTAGTCGGAAATGTAACGACAATAAATAACATTAGCGCAGGAGGGAATCTTACTGTTGCTGATGGAAAATATATCACTACCGATAGAGTTAGGGCTAGAGATGCAGCAGGATTACTGCTTCAAGATGACAGCGGAAACGGAATTACAATTAATGACGGAGGAACTACTAGCGTCTCTCACTCCTTTCTTGTTGGAGGGAATACTACAATTGGAGGAAATACTTCTATTGTGGGAACCACTTATCACGGAGGCGCTGCTACTTTCGATGATAACTTAACAATTAATTCATCCAAAACTTTGCAGGCAGGGAACATCACAGTTGCTGATGGAAAATATATCACTACCGATAGAGTTAGGGCTAGAGATGCAGCAGGATTATTGCTTCAAGATGATGGTGGAAACGGAATTACAATAACAAATGGAGGAAATGTATCTACCTCAAGCGATTTTGCGGTAGGAAATAACTTATTAGTTCCCGGAACTACATCTTTAGTCGGAAATGTAACGACAATAAATAACATTAGCGCAGGAGGGAATCTTACTGTTGCTGATGGAAAATATATCACTACCGATAGAGTTAGGGCTAGAGATGCAGCAGGATTATTGCTTCAAGATGACAGTGGAAACGGAATTACAATTAATGACGGAGGAAGTACTATTGTCTCTCATTCTTTTGCTGTTGGAGGGAATACTACAATTGGAGGAAATACTTCTATTGTGGGAACCACTTATCACGGAGGCGCTGCTACTTTCAATGATAACTTAACAATTAATCCATCCAAAACTTTGCAGGCAGGAAATATTACGGTTGCAGACAATAAATATATCACTACCGATAAAATAGTAGCTCGCGATTCTGCAGGTTTACTTCTTCAAGATGATGGTGGAAACGGAATTACAATAGCAAATGGAGGAAATGTATCAACCTCGAATAACCTAACCGTGGCAGGCGCTTCTACTTTCAATAACAATGTCACAATAGCATCAAATAAAACACTTAATGTTGGAGGTAATGTCAATATTGGAGGAGCAACTACTTTCGAAGGTGCAACAGTATTTGAGCAGAGCGTAGTAATTTCTGGAGACTTTAATGTTACAAGTGAAACACCAATGACTCTTGAGCAGGGTCAACTTGAAATACAAACTTTAACAAGCGCCCCACAAAACACAAATAATCAATTATACAATGTAGATAATGTTTTATATTGGAACGATGTCAATTTAATAAACAATCCTAATACTACTTATACGGCAGGAAGTAATCTAACATTAAATTCAAATCAATTTTCTCTTGCTAGCGATGTTACTATTGGAGATGATTTAACTGTCAGTGATAAATTATTTGTTGCAGGAACTTCAACTTTAGTTGGAAATACAATTGTTAACGGAACTCTTACGACATTTTCAAATCTTGCTGTAGACGGAACTGTTATTTCAACTGGTGACGTTGTAGCATTCAGTTCTTCAGATAAAAAATTAAAAAATAATATTTCAAACATATCTGATCCAATAAACAAAATAAAACAAATAAACGGAGTAAATTTTGAATGGTCAGACAAGCAGTCAACTTATAGCGGTAAAGATGTTGGGGTTATTGCGCAAGAAATAAAAGAGGTTCTTCCTGAAGTCGTTGCGGAAAGAGATAATGGTTATCTAGCGGTAAAATATGAAAAGATTATACCACTACTTATAGAAGCAATAAAAGAACAACAAAAAGAAATCGAATTTCTTAAGTCAAAAATAAAATAATCTTGACATCATAATACAATGCTGCTATAATTGTGGCATGGTTAAATTCGAAGAAAAAAATCTATTGTACAAAACCAAGTGTTACTTGGTAGGACATATGCAATATGTTAGTGGTCGCAATTGGCGAGAAGAAGTAACAGAAAAACTAGATCCATTAAGTATTACTTGTTTCGATCCTTACAAAAAACCATTCATGAAAGACGTTGAAGAAGATGAAGCTCAGCGCGCAGAAATGGAAACATGGATGAGGACAAAGCAGTATGATAGAGTGACAGAAAGAATGAAAACTGTTCGAGCTTATGACCTTAACCTCGTAGATAGAAGTGATTTTATTATCGCGCATCTTGTTCCTGAAGTCGCTAGTTGGGGTAGTGCAGAAGAAATTGTTACCGCTGTGCGCGAAAAAAAGCCTGTATTCGTAAGTATGGAGGGAGGAAAGTCAAAAACTCCACTGTGGATGCTTGGAATGTTTCCTCATAAATATATTTATAATAGTATTGACGAAATCGTTGAAATGCTATACGCTATTGACAATGGAAACAAACCAATCGATTCAGATAGATGGAGATTATTAAAGAAAGAATTTAGATGATACAAACACTAGCGACAGCATATTTTGAATTTTTTCCCGGAGACTGGTTACTATTTGGCTTCATTGGTACCGTAGTATATTTCTTTAAGTCTAAAAAAGATGATGATTTTTATGGATAAAGCATATAAATATTCAGATATTGTACTTATTCCTGAGTACAGTGAATGCTCAAGCAGATCAGAATGCGAGACAGGTGCTGAACTTTGTGGTTTCAAATTCAAACTACCAACTATTCCTGCGAATATGCAATCTGTTATTAACATGAGTTTGGCAAAATGGATGAGCGAGAATGATTATTTTTATGTGATGCATAGATTTCACAATGATCTCGCGGAAAATATCGCAATCGCAAATAGCGAAAAATGGAATATTATATCTTTTAGCGTTGGAGTTCAAGACTCAGACAAAGATAAAATCCATAAAGTAAAACAACGAAAGCATAGAATTGATTTTCTAACAATAGATATTGCTCATGGTCATTCAAAAAATATGATTGACATGATTGAATTTATTAGAAAAGAACTACCTAGTACAAAAATTATTGCGGGAAATGTAGCTACAAAACAAGCTGTCATTGATTTAGCTACAGCTGGAGCAGATGTGGTAAAAGTAGGAATAGGTCAAGGCTCTCCCTGTACAACAAAAGATAAAACTGGATTCACACTACCTATGTTCACTTGTGTCAAAACATGCGCTAATGCTTACATAGGTAAAGATGAAAATAATTTAAAAGAAGTCCCCATTATTGCAGATGGAGGCATAGGATGCAACGGAGATATCACTAAAGCTTTAGTTGCTGGAGCTAAAATGGTTATGGCGGGAGGACTATTCGCTAGTTGCGTTGATAGTCCCGCAACAATAGTAGAAATTAATGGAGAGTTTCATAAAGCTTATTTCGGTTCCGCAAGTTATGAAAATAAGAGGCATCGAAATCATATCGAAGGTAAATTAAATAAAATAAAAAATAATGGTATGACATACGAGCAAAAACTTAAAGAAATTAAACAAGATTTACAAAGCTCAATCTCTTATGCAGGTGGTCGAGATGTGAGCGTTTTACAAAAAACTAAATATTTATATCAATAACACTTGACATTTACATTTTTTTATACTATAATCAGTACATGAATAGCAAAGCAGCAAAAACAATTAGGGGTATATTAAACTTTAATCCGAATGCCTCGGATGAAACCAGCAAAAGAGTATATTCTCGAGCAAAAAAACAATACAATAAGCTAAGTAAGAAAGCTAAACCTTTATTCTTACAAGAATTACAAAATTTATACAATAAGCAAAATTAATTATGGAAAATCAAACACAAGAAAAACAAGATTCAAAGTGGCGCAACAGAGAGCTTGGAGCTCTTTGGGTAAGAAGCGGAAAAAACCAGAAGTATCTTTCTGGAACTATTAATATCGAAACAATGCCAGGAGTAACAGAAGCTTTAAAAGTTGTTGTTTTCACCAATAAAGGTAGAGATAAGAATGAAAAAGCTCCTGATTATGTCATTTATAGATCAGAAGATCAGCAACAGCAACAGTCTCCAGACGTGGCTAAAGTCGCAGAGGCTGCAACTGAAGAAGTTAAATCTTCTAAGGCTAGTGTATCTAATGACGAGGACATTCCTGAAGAATTGTTCTAATTGATCTTTGAAAATTATGGGCGTATACTGGATTCGATTTAAATTGAATTTGTATACTGCAAGTAGGAGTGTGTCTGGCTCCTAAATAAGGCACAAATCATTACATGGCAAAAATCTTAGTCGTGTCGAAAGCTTCGCTCCAAAAAGCGAAGTTTTCGCTTTGGCAGCATAACGTCTGTCACCTCGCAACTTTTGACGCAGATAGAAAGATTGCGAGGTCATCAATCTGCAAAACAGATAAAAGTTTTCCTGTATCACAAACTGTAAATAATTGAAACAAGAAGTTGGATGTTAATATCATAACTTTAAAAAAAATTAACTAAACTTGTAGATGTATATCTCTGAAAATTTAAAGACGCGGGTTCAACTCCCGCTACGTCCACCAATTTAAAATGAATTTATTAAATAAAATAACAAAAGTATTTTCTAAACCTAAGAAAGAACATGAGACTCCAATCATTGATTTTATCATAGATAAGATCACCAACTGTGAAGAAAAGCCGGAGTCAGTAGATGAACAAGAATGGAAATCTATCAAAAAAAGTATGCTTTTTGCATTTCGAGCAAAAAAAAGAAAACTACCATTAATATCAAAAGGAAGAAGAAACGCTGAATTAATCAAAACCAAACAAGGCTTCGAGCTTTTTGAGGTCTACATAAAACATTTATAATTATGAACAAAGAAAACGAAGACGAAGATGAAATTTTTTTTGAGCCAGACGAAGCGCTCATTTTAGCTCTTAATGAAGTAAATGATCTCAGAGAGCTCATGGAAAACCAAGACTCTGAAATCGAAAAATTAAAGAAAGAGCTCCTTTCACTAAAGAAATACATCAAAAAGTCTTGACATAGTAAAGATTTTATGGCATAATAATGTCATATGAAAAAAATCTCATTAAACAAAGATGGTACTCCCCGCAAACGCCGAAATTCAGGCAAAGGCGGTCACGCTATTGTTTCCTTGTCTGTTGACGAGATATTAAATCTCGCATCACAAGAAGTTACCTCTATTCCAGTTAGCGAAAGTTGGGTTAAAGGCAGACTATACGCTAATTATTTAGCTAATAAAAAAGTCAGTAATGACTTTAGTGAACTACAGTCAGCAGAGGACAAAATTGAATATGCGTTAACATCTTTTGATAATGAATAATTATTTTTCACATTTAATAGGTCAGGAAAACGTTAAGAAAAAACTTAACTTTTACCTCAAAGCTTATCATGCAACAAGCGTATGCCCGTTTCTGAATTTAGTAGGAGCTAAAGGATTGGGTAAGACTTTGTTTGCAAAAGAATTTGCAAAAAACCTTCATAATCAAGATGGTTCTAAAAGACCATTTCTTGAGTTAAATTGTTCAACAATCAAGAATAACGCGCAGTTTTTCGAGCAGATTTTTATTCCTATAATCATGAATAACGAGATTACAATCTTGTTTGATGAAGCTCACGCCTTACCTAAAGATTTGACTATGGCATTTCTTACTATTTTCAATACGGAGAAAACTAACACGAAAGAATTTGTATATGATGATCAAACTTTTACATTTGACTTTTCAAAGCAAACTTTCATTTTTGCTACAACCGAAAGCGATAAGTTATTCCCGCCACTAAAAGATAGGCTTAGTACAGTTGATTTTGAGCAGTACTCTTCCGAAAACCTATCAGACATCATCAAATTAAATTGCGATGGAATTAATTTCACAAAAGACGCGCTAGACGCTTTGTCATTAACTGTTCGAGGTAACGCTAGGAATGCAGTTATGAGGTCTAAAGAAATCGTGTTATATTGCGAGTCAGAAAATAAAAACACATTTGATCTTAGTGACTACGCAAATCTTACGGATCTACTCGGTATTCTTCCGCATGGAATCACGTGTACAGAAAAGCAGATTCTAGAGATCCTTGCTGATAGAGGCAGCTGTAAGTTACAAACGTTATCAGCGGTTACGGGACTCAGCCCTACATCTCTAAGAAGGGATCATGAGATATATCTCCTAAGAAAAAATTTCATACAAATCGACGGAGAAAGAAAAATCACCAATTTTGGTAAAAACTTAATTCAATCAATATAATAATTATGACAGAAAAAAAGACAGTATATGTAGTAACAAGAAATTCAAGGAGA